GCGCGGAGCCTCGGCATTTGAGAGTTCTGTGCGGAATCTATAGGACACCCGCGAAGATCATGCGTTTTTGCACATCATAATCCGGGTTTTTGTGCGCCAAATTCATAATGTTGGGTCCAAATGGTCCCTGTCTGTGCGTAGATGCGCAGATCGGGGAATTGTCCCCCCGGATTCCGGGGTTCCGCGCGCACCGGGCGCGGGGGTGGTCCCTGCCGAGGGAGCCTGGCCGACGATCTGGCCGCGCGGTCGAGACGCCTGGACGCCGATCAACCGCCCCGGCAAGAAGATGCCCGGCAGCCGGGGAGTCCAGAAGCCGTGGAAAATTTTTCCCAGAATCCGCCGGGAGGACACCCGTCCGATTGTCCGATGGTGTCCGATTGAGCGAAACATTTAATCGGACGGCTCAAACCCCTTATTTATAAGGCTCTGTCCGATTGTCCGATTAAATATGGTAGTTTAGAGAATATTAGAGAGAGGAGGTATAGATATAGACATTGAATCACCCCCTCCTTCGTTTAGACGGGAACAATGGTCAAGTCCAACCGGACAAACGGACGGGACCCGGAAAGTTTAACGGAATCAAGGGTTTCCGGTGTCCGGTCTAAAATGGGGCCTAATCGGCTTTTAAGAGGACACCCGGTCATCGACCCGGAAAGTGCGCCGGGAAGCCGCCTTCCCCTGCTTTCCACCAAAGCTGGACCCCCTCTGAATCGAAAAACCCGGCCTCTCGACCGGGTTCTACGAAATCGGGAAAACGCTTGAGTCGGAGTCAGATCAGGCCAGAAGATCGTCAATGTCCGGCTCCTGGTCGCCGGGGTCAGCGGGCGCGGCGATCCACTCCGGCCCGTCCTCGTCGCGGAAGAACCAGACCGCCTTTTGCCCGTGCCGCCGACACTGGCCGATTTCGCTCCACCCGGGGATCAGCTTGAGCGCCTTCCCGTAGGTCCGCACATCTGCGTTGCGATACGGCTCCAGTACGGCCTCCTTGCGCAGCGCCTCGTAAGCCTGCTTGGCCGTGACCATGTTGCGGATGAACCGCTCGCCGCCGTCCGCGTCGTCATCGAACTCCTGGTCGATCTGGGAGTGCGACTGCACCTCCATCTCGTCCCGGCTGACGGGGTGGTCCAGCCACTCCTCGATGACCTCCGCGATCGCCTCGGTGGCCGTCTTGCGGCGGCTGCCCTCCGCGATCTGGCGCTGCTCCCGGATCGCCTCGTTCGTCTTGAGGCCGAGGTGCAGTTCCGCGTGGGGCTTCGCCTTCCGCATGTCGAGGTACGCCTGATAGGCTTCCCCGATCAGCAGATGGCGCTCGCGCGCCAGCTTGCCCTGGTCGATCATGTTGAACTCGTCGTAGCGCGGGTGGACCTTCCAGACCCAATACCGGCGCACCGAGGTCGGGTCGGTCAGGTAGTCGTTCTCGTTCGACGTGCCCACCATGACGGACTGCCGGGGGAACTCCATCTCGCGCTTGGCGTAGGCGAGCCTGATCTTGTCGATCGCCCGGGACAGGAACGACTTGAGCAGGGCCGAGTCCGAGGACTTGGCCTTGACCATCTCGTCCATCTCCAGGAACCACGCGCCGCGCATGGCCTCGACCGTGCGCTGGAGGTTGTCCAGATCGACCTGGAACTCGTTGAAGAAGCCCGCCGCGAGGTTTCGGAGCCAGGTCGATTTGCCCGCGCCGGTCGCGCCCTCAAGGATGAGCATCTGGTCGAACTTGCACCCCGGCTCATAGATGCGCGCCACGGCCCCGACGAGGAACCAGCGGGCGGACTCCCGGTGAAACGGGGTATCCGGGCAGCCGAAATAGTCGATGGCGATCCGGTCCAGTTTCCCGGTCGGTGCGCCCTCTTTCAGCCAGCGTTCGTAACACGCCTGGATGTCGTCCTTGACCGGGTGAATCGGGTTCATGCGCCCCGCGATCAGCACGGCCTCCTGGATCGACTGGCTGGAGAAATCCGTCTCGTAGCCGTTGCGCGCGGCATTGGCCGAGGCGATCAGCTTGACCGCCGCGTCGTCGGCATCTTCCCAGCGTCGGCCCTTCTTCTTCTCGCCTCCGACCAGTTCCCGGGACGGCATGGCGATCTTCTTCGACCGGATCGGCTTCACGCAATACGGGTCATGGGTGAACTCGTTGTAGGCCACCGATTTCGCGATCCGGGGATCGTTCGAGCAGATCAGGGCGATGTTGTTCAGCACCGGCTCCAGTTCGCCGTTTGCCTTGCGCCGGAAATCGGACATCCAGGCCATCTTGTCGTCGGCCTTGTCCTTTTTCTTCTTCTTCGGCTTCTCGTCCTCGTCGGCATCACCGAGCAGCCCGTCGAACGGGTCATCCTCGTCCGCGTCATCACCGCCGCCGAGGAGGTCGTCAATAGAGGGGTCGTCGTCCGCGTCGTCACCGCCACCGCCGAGGAGATCGTCAATCGAGGGGTCGTCGTCCTCGCCCTGATCCTCGTCCTCGTCGTCCTGATCGTCCTCGTCCTCGTCCTCGTCATCCTCGAACTCGTCGTCCAGTTCCTCGCGCATGTGGGCGAACAGTTCCGCCGCGACCGCCGTGTCCGCCTTCGCCATTTCCATCATCGCCTTCGATGACGGCAGGTTCGAGAGGGAGGTGTTCGACGGCGCGTCCTTGTCGAGGTGGCCGAACTTGTGAATCCGCACCATGTCCCAGGCGTTCGCCGCACCCTCGATCGGGTCGGAGCCGTGGTTCGAGTAGATGAACAGGCCCTCGTCATAGACGACCGCGCCGTTGGAGCCGGTGCCCAGGAGGTAGGTGTAGCGGGTCTCGGTCGTGCTGTCCCCTTGGGCGTAGACATCGGGGATGAACTCCGCGATCGCGTCCTCGATGTCGTATGTCCGGCAGAACGCGCCGATGTAGCCCTGCTTCTCGCGGGGGTCCTCCATCCGCTTGCTCGGGTCGATCTTGCCCCGGTTGGTCTCGGACTCCTTGTGCGGCAGGAGCGCATGATCGTCCCAAAGCGGATGCTCGGCCAGGAACTCGTCCACGTCGAGCAGTTCGCCATCGTTCTCGTCGGTCCAGTATTCCTGATCGCGCGAGATCGACGGCAGGTACATGACCTGGTTGGCCTTCATCGACACGATGTCGGGAATCTCGATCCCCTCCTCCGGGTCATCGGCCAGGTAGGTCGCGAGGATGCGGGTCAGCGCGTTCGCCTCGTCCAGCGTCACCTCGCGCGAGAGCGGGACGATCATGCGGACGCGGGGCTTCTCCGGGCAATGCGACCGGGTGGTGTGCATGAACCAGGCGTACTGGTTGATCGGCGCACCCCCATCGCGGATGTGGTCAAGCTGCTCGATCGACACATAGTCGAGGTCGAAGGCGACCATCGTCCGGCACAACTGGTTCGGACCCTTCCGTTTGCCGTCCTTGAACAGCGCGGGCATCCAGTTCCCGGCGGCCAGCTTCTTCTTGCCCTGGGCGTCAACGTCCAGCTTCTTGTATTGCGCGTAGGTGCAGGAGGTATCGACCAGAACCAGTTCACGGGCGAACATGCGCCGGAAGGTTTTCCATGTCTTTTGCTTGGTCTTGACGCGACCAAGGCTCGTGCCCTCACCGACACTGATTCTGATGATTACGTTCTCAAGGTCGGCCATTTCTCACTCCCGGGACGGCGATTTCAGTGGTGTCGTCGCGGTCTGGGGTCAGGCCAGCAGGTCGGAGATGTCGTCGCTCTTGGGCCGGGAGTAGGAGGCGAACTCGGGCAGGATGAACGACACGAGGTCGTCCCAATAGAGGGCCACCGCGTCCTGATTCTCGTGCGAGAGTTTGATGATGTTCAGGGCTACACCGATCTTGAGCGGTTCGCGCTGCCGAACGGCCTTGTAGATGGTCTCGTGGGCATAGCCCATATCCGCAGCAAAACCGGGAATATCAAAGACATTCTGCTTGCTCCGGTGGCCCGGAAAATGCTCGGCCAGGAGGTCGTAAAGAGGCCCGAAAGAATACGGGCGGCGGGGGGTCCGGTGGGTCGTGTCGCTCGACATAGTTGTCCTCGTTCTGGGGGTTCAGCCTGGAAAGAGATAACAAATTCCACCGTAAAAGGGAAATGTAACTTTTTGGTTGAAACTACAATATGTGGTGCCCTATGTTGAGGAGGCTGGCAGATTCGCCAACCACCCATAGATGCACACGAGGAGCAACCATGAGCATTGAAGCCGCACTTGCGGAACTGACCGCTGCCGTCAAAGAGAATACCGCAGCCCACGCCAAACTGGCAGAGGTGGCAGCCGCCGCCGCAGGCGGCAAAGCCGCAGCCCCGGCCAAGGCCCCGGCGAAGGACGAAGCGCCCGCCGAGGAAAAGAAACCCGCAGCCAAAGCCGCCGCCAAACCCGCTGCCAAAGCCGCCGCCAAGAAGCCCGCCGCCAAGAAGGTCGAGCCGCCGGAACTGGCAGGCAGCGTGACCCACACCGAGATCGCGAAGATCGGCGCGGCCTTCCTGAAAGGTGACGACGAGGAGGCCCGTGACGCCGCCAAGTCGAATTTCATTGCTGGCCTGCAACACATCGGCGCGGCCAAGCTGGGCGAGATTGACAGCGATGAGGACCGCGCCCGCCTGGCCGGTTACATCGCCTACTGGACCGCAGGTCTGGAGGTCGATTTCGAGGCCATTGACGAGATCGTCCTGGCCGCTGGCGGCGACGACGAAGGTTCGGACGACGAGGGTTCGGACGACGACGACATCCTCGGCTGATCCCAAAAATCAGCCGAGCAACGGGGCCGCCCTTTTTCCTCCTTCTCGGGGGCGGCCCCGACCGAAACATCCCCCGAAAGTGGACAGATGAACCGAACGGATATTTTGGACACCGCGAAAGCCTGTGTCACCCGCGACCGGCAGCAGACCTACGGGTCGGCTGAAAACAACTTCACCCGGGTCGCCGCGTACTGGTCAACCCACCTCGGGTCGCCTGTCACCGCGATCGACGTTGCGGTGATGCTGGGCCTCCTGAAAGTTGCCCGAATCCACTCATCCCCCACCCACGCGGATAATTGGGTCGATTTGGCGGGGTACGCAGCCTGCGGCGGCGAGATCGCATCGGCCCGGGCGGAGGACGAGGAGAAGAAATCTCCCCCGATGGCCCGACCCCAAGACGCCATCGTGTACGTTGAGACGCGCGACATCAACCGAGACATAGCCCGCTGGTTTGCTGACCAAGAACAGCACGACGCTAACGAGCAGCTTGAGGCTGATTGCGAGGAGATCGCGCTGCGCGTCCTTTCGACCGGGAACCTGGACGACGCCAAGGCCGTGATCCGGGCCTATCTGACCGGGGAGTGGGACGACGAGGAAGATTTCGGGGAGGTTCTTGGCAACCCCGAGCATTGGGAAGATGAGACGCCCGAGGTCTACGCCGTCGAGGAGGCCAAGGACGCCGGTTTCGCCGTTGGGATCGACGCAGGCGAGAGCGCCGGAACCGGCGATGACCGGTATGTCGTCGTCCAGATCGAGCCGGAGATTACCTTCTCCGAACTGGAGTCGCGCATCCGGGGGTTCTTGGCGCAAGACCGGACCCGATCTTTGGCGCAATTCTCCTCCTTCTGCGCGCATATCGGTTCCCACCGGGTCGCGTCCTACAGCCCGAACAACAGGACCCGGCTCGCGTTCTACATCGGATGCGCGACCGAGGGACTCGACGCATCGACCGCCGTCATGGACGACGCCCTCCGCATGGCCGGTTTCGAGTTCGGAGCCGCCTGACCGATGCCGTCCGCTCACGCCAGACTCTCCCCGTCCTCCGCGCATCGCTGGTTGCGTTGCCCCGGCTCCGTCCGCCTGTCGGACGAGATCGAGGAAACGCGAACAAGCGAGTTCGCCGCCGAGGGGACCGTGGCGCACCACGTCCGGGAGATGTGCCTGGTATTCGGCATGGAGCCGGAGGATTTCTTGGGACAGGAAATCGGAGCGGACGGTTTCACCTTCACCGTCGAGGACGAGATGGTGGAGGCGCTGAGACCCGGCATCGAGTGGGTCCGAGAAAGGAAAGGACGCCTGGTAAACGAGTACCAGGTCAAGTTCGACCGCTGGTTGCCCGGCCAGTTCGGAACGCTCGATGTCGGGATCATCGGCAAGCACCTCATCATCATCAACGACCTGAAATACGGGGCCGGGGTTCCGGTCTCTCCCGAGGACAATGAGCAGCTACAGACTTATGCCCTCGGGTTCTGGGACAACGTGGCCCGCCATGAAACGGCGGCGACCGATTTCCTTCTGGTGATCGACCAGCCCCGCGCCGTGGGTGGTGGCGGCGAGTGGCGGGTCACGTTGGACGAATTGTTGGAGTTCGGGGAACGGCTCAAGCGCGGCTACGAGGAGGTCAACGCAGACGATCCCTACCTCAAGCCGGGCGAAAAACAGTGCCGGTTCTGCCGTGCCAAGGGGACGTGTGACGCCTTCGCCAAGTGGTCCATCGCGCAACTCGACATGGAGTTCGATGACCTGGACGAGGACGGCGACACCCTTCGCCTTTCCGAGATCGGGGAGTTCACCCCCGAGCGCCGGGCCACGATCGCGATGAACAAGAGCCTGATCGAAAACTGGCTCAACGCGGTCCACGGCCAGGTCCTAGAGGACGCGCTGATGGGACGCCCGGTTCCCGGCGTCAAGGCGGTGGCCGGGAACCAAGGCCGCCGGGCCTGGGCCGACGAGAAGGCCGCCAAGAGGTTCATGCTCCGCCACATCGAGGCGGAGGAGGTATTCACCGAACCCGCGCTGATTTCCCCTGCGCAGTTCGAGAAGAAGGTTCCGAAAGAGGTCCGGGAGGACGTGGACAAGTACGTCTCCCGCTCTGACGGTAAGCCGGTCCTGGTGAGGGCCGACGACAAGAGACCCGCGATCAACATTGCCGACGAGTTCGATGACGAGCCGGACGTGGATGATCTGCTGGGCTGAGTGTCAACCGAAAGGTGACATTCCCAACGCCAAAGACGGAAAACGAAAGGACGAGAAAATGGCGAAAACGAAAGACCCCCGGCGCGTGTACCTGAAAAACGTGCGCCTGTCCTACCCCCACCTCCACGAGCGCCAGAAGGCGAACGAGGACGCTCCCCCGAAATTCTCGGCAGCGTTCCTGATCGACCCCAGCACCAAGTCGGGAAAGGATAACCTCGCCCAGATCAAGGCGGCGGTTGCAGCGGCTCGGAAAGAGGGCAAAGTCCCCGAGGGCGTGAAATTCAAGGCCGATCGGCTCTGCTACTTCAAAGGCGACGAGAACACCGACGACGAGGGCAACGTCAAGGCCGGATACGAAGGCATGATGTGCATCAAAGCCTCGAACAAGGACCCGGTGCGTTTGCTGACCCGGAAGAAGGGCGAGGTCGATCCCGAGAAATCCCCGTTCTACGGAGGCTGCTACGTCGAGGCCATGCTGGGCCTCTACGCCACCAAGAAGGGCGGCTCCTGGGGCATCTTCGCCTCTCTGGATGGCGTTCGCTTCTGGGATGACGGCGAACCGTTCGGCAAAGAGTCCATCTCCGACGACGAATGGGACGACGACGAGGACGACGACGAGGACGGCTTCGACGGCGACGACGAGGACGAGTCCGGGGACGACGACCTGTTGGGCTGACCAGAGTGTCAACCAAAAGGTGATTCTTTGCCCGGCTAACCCCGGGCAAAGATCAACCCCCCTGCCGTTGCATCACGGGAATTTTGCTCACGGCAGGGGGGCCTCTTTCGACCGACGCCAGGAGGCCGACATGACCATCCAGAGAGAAACCCCCCTTCGCGTTCTGATCGGCTACGAGTGCAGCGGCGCGGTCAGGCGCGCGTTCAGGCGGCTCGGGTTCGACGCTTGGTCGTGTGACATCCAAGCGTCCCGGGACGACTCCGAGTACCACTACGAGGGCGACATCTGGGCAGTTCTGGAGGAATACCCCCATTGGGATTTCGCCGTGTTTCACCCGCCTTGCACCTACCTGACCAACAGCGCAGCGTGGGCGTTCAAAGACCCGGATTTCGACAAGCACCCCGGCGTGGGCTACCACCAGAAAGTCAAGCCCGGAACCCTGACCGGGCAAGCCCGCCGGGACGCCCGTGACGCATCGCTGGAGGAGGTCGCGCGGCTTATCGACCTGCCGTTCCCCAAAGTTATCGAGAACCCTCGGGGGTTCATCGGGACCATGCTCACCCCCGCCACCCAGACCATCCAGCCCTACGAGTACGGCAGCGATGCGAGCAAAGCGACCTGCCTGTGGAACCGCCCGGCCCGGGAAGGCGGAGCCGTGCCGCCCGCGCTCAAGCCCACCTACTACATCGCCCCCCGGATCGTCGGCGGCAAAGAGCGGTGGAGCAACCAGACAGACTCGGGACAGAACAGGCTGTCCCCCAGCGACAACCGCGCCGACGAGAGAAGCGAAACCTTCCCAGGGATCGCGTCCGCGATGGCGGCTCAGTGGGGCGGGTGGCTGCTCGGCAAGAAACTCCCCGACCACCACCTGAACTACCTGCTGGAAACGGAGGCGCTGCTGGCATGACCGACGCGACCAAGTTCGACCCCGAGGAATACGGCTGGAAGGCGGTCTCGTTCGCGAGCGACGTGGACGAGGATGACTGCTGTTCGATCTGCGGCCAGGACTACGCGGAGTGCCCGTGCCCCGGCCCGGCTATGGACGACGATTGGGAATATGAGTTTTTCGACGGCACCCTCTACGCCCGCCGCGTCGAGGTGATCGAATGAGTTTCCCGTTCGGCTGGCAGCATTTCCAAGCGAGTGACTCGGAGCCGGTAACAGGCCAATTCGCGGCCTACCTGGGCAAGCTGGCCCTCGCTGGCAAGGCTCCACCGCACCGCCCAATCTTCCATCTCGATTACGAGACCTATTCCGAGTGCGATCTGCCGAAAGCAGGCGCATCTCGCTACGCCCGGCATCCCTCGACCGAAATCCTGATGCTGGCCTACGGCTGGTCAACAGGTGAGATCAAACAGTGGGTGCCCGCCAGGGGCGAGCCGATGCCGGACGACCTGCGCGCCGCGCTGCTCGATCCGAGTGTGACGCTGGCCGCGTGGAACGCGCCTTTCGAGATGGCGATCACCGAGCATGTGCTGGGCCTGAAAATCCCCGTCGAGCGGTGGATGGACGTGATGGCGCTGGCCTATTCGCTGTCGCTGCCGGGCAAGCTGGAGAAATGCGGCGAGGTCGTGGGCCTGGGCGAGGAACAGCGCAAGATGGCGCGCGGCAAGCTGCTCGTCCGCAAGTTCTGCGCACCTCGGAAGCCGACAAAGAACAAGCCGTGGACTCGCTCGGACCACGAGACCGATCCCGAGGATTGGCAGGAGTTCCTGGAGTACAACATCCGGGACGTTGAGGCCGAGCGCGCGATCTACAAGCGCCTCAAGAAATTCCAGATGCCCGACCACGAGTGGCAACTGTGGCACCTGGACCAGAAGATCAACAATGCCGGAATCCCGATCAACCTGACAGCGGTGAAGGCAGCGGTCCGCCTGGCCGAGGCCACGATCGAGCATGACCTGAAAGAGATGCGCCGCCTGACCGGGCTGCACAATCCAAACTCGAACGCTCAAATCCTGCCGTGGCTCCGGGACCACGGGTACAATTTTCTCGACCTGAAAAAGGGGCACGTTGAACGCGCGGCCAAGGCCGCACGGGAGCGCGTCGATGCCGTCAAGGCGTCGATCGACCTGTTCCCTGCGCCGCTCCAAGTCTACCTGCGCCGGACGATGGTCGAGCCGGACGAACTGCTGTCGCGGGTCCTCGACCTGCGCCTCCGCGTTTCCAAGGCCAGCGTCAAGAAATTCACCGCACTCCTGGCCGCGACCGACGAGGACGGGATGCTGCGGGGTTGCCACCAGTTCGCAGGAGCGGGCCGGACCTGGCGCTGGTCGGGCCGCCGGTTCCAGCCGCAGAACCTCCCCAAACCGGACAAGAGTCTGGAGGATCGGGTCGCGGAGTGTGTCTACGACATAGAACACCTCTCGATCGAGGAAATCTGGGCCAAGTACGAAAACCCGATGGAGGTCCTGACCGCCGCCGTTCGCCCGGTGGTGCAGAGCGGCCCGGGCAAGCTGCTGGTGGACGCTGACCTCTCGGCCATCGAGAACGTGGTCCTCGGATGGCTGGCGGGCGACGAGAAGATTCTGCGCGTTTTCCGCGAGGGCCTGGACCCCTACATCGACTTCGCCACTGACATGTTCGGCATGTCCTACGCGGACATCGAGGCCGAGGTGAAGGCCGGGAACAAGAGCAAACGGACGACCGCAAAGCCGGGGGTCCTCGGCTGCGGGTATATGCTGGGGGCGGGCGAGCAGCGAGAGAACCACCAGACAGGCGAGATCGAGGCGACCGGGCTGCTCGGATACGCCTGGGCGATGTATGTGCCGCTGACGCCGGAGATGGCGAAGCTGTCGGTCGATACGTTCCGCGCCAAGTTCGAGGATGTCGTCAAGTTCTGGTATGACCTGGACGCCGCCGTGCGCCGGGTCATCAAGACGCACAAGCCCGAACGTGTCGGCTACCTGACGATCGACTTCAAGAAGCCGTTCCTGCGGATCGGCCTGCCGAGCGGTCGGTTTCTCCACTACATGCGGCCCAAGATTCAAGACCGCCGGATGCCGTGGAAGGACAAGAACGGCAACGCGGTCATCAAGCCCCAGATCACCTACGAGAACCTGGAGAACGGTCAGTGGCGGCGGGTCACGACCCACCCCGGAAAGCTGACCGAGAACGTCACCCAGGCGGTCGCGCGGGACATCCTCGCGAACGGCATGACCTTGGCGGACGAGGCCGGACTCGACCTGCGGATGCACGTCCACGACCAGGCTGTCGCCCTCTCGATGGCGTACCGGGCCGAGGCCGATCTTGGGACGCTGATCCGGTGCCTCACGACGCGCCCGACCTGGGCGGACGACAAGCTGCCCCTCAAGGCCGCAGGTCTCGTCACCCCGATCTTCATCAAGGACTAACAGGAGGACTGAACACATGCTGATGCGACATAAGAAAAGCGGCCACGTCTACCGCGTCATGGCGCTGGCCGTCCGCGAGGCGGACCTGGAGCCGGTCGTCTCCTATTCCGGGGATGACGGCCTGATCTGGATCAGACCGGCCTCCGAGTTTTTCGACGGACGGTTCGAGGTCTACATCCCGACCCAGCGGCCCATGACCGAGGGGAGGTTCCATTGACCCACCCCGGCAACGACGCACCCGCGATCTGGCTCAAGCAGGTCCCCAACAACCGGCCTACCAGCGAGGGGGTCTGGAGCCAGAGCCTCATCCCCGACCACCACACCGTTGCCCGCAGTCGTGAGCGCCCGACCGTCACCGTTGACGCCGTGGCGCTCCAGGAACTCAAGGCCGCCGCCAACGCCGCCATCGCGGATTTCGGGGACATGGACCTCCCCGAGTTCCGCCGCCTCCGGGATGCAGTCATGGGGATGAACAAATGACCCACACCGAAATTTTGGACCTCATCGGCGCGGTGACGATCTGCGCCTACCTCGGCACCGCCGCCCTCGTCTGGTGGTGGGGCAACAAATGAGAGGTTGTGACATGACACGACGCGAGACGTACATCGAGGCGAAGGTCTGCCACTACGCCCACAACAAGGGCTGGCGGCAGCGCAAGATGCAGTTCATCGGGCGGCGCGGCTGCCCTGACCGCTGGTTCATGCGCGCCAACGGCGAACTCATCATCATTGAGTTCAAGGACCCCAACGGCAAGCTGTCGCCCCACCAACGGCGCGAGGTCAACTGGCTCAAGGATCACGGGTTCAACGCGCATGTCGTGGACTCGATCGAGCAGGGCCGGGCGATCTTCGATGAATGGGACGCGGAGCCGGAAGAATGAAACTGCGAAGCGACAACACCCTCGTCTGGGTCGTGCTGATCCTCGTTGCAGTTCACGGCTGCAAGACGCGCGACGGACTTCGCGACCACACCCATCGCGAGAGTACCGGCAGGGCCGTTTGGAGCGGTTTCTAACGTGCTGACTCCTGACAACCTCCGGGACTACCAGCGCCCTCTGGCCGATCGCCTCGTGAAGGAGTTCGGCCAGAAACCCGGCGCGCTCCTCGCCGTCGAGATGGGCTTGGGCAAAACCGTCACGGTCGGGACCGCCGTGCGGCGGCTGCTCGACTCGTTCCTCGTGCGCCGCGTCCTGATCGTGGCACCGCTGAGGGTCGCGCAGAAAACTTGGCCGGACGAGTTCGAGTCGTGGTCGCACCTTCGGGTGATGCACTGGACCTCTCTCGTCGGGACCATCGGCCAGAAGCTACCGCCGGAGAAGCGCAAGGCTCTGCTGGTCGAGTTCCTGGACGACCCTCTTGGCGAGATCGCCGTCATCAACCGGGAGAACGTGGTCTGGCTCTACCAGACCCTCAAGGAACTCGGGCGGCCCTGGCCGTTCGACCTGCTGGTCTACGACGAGTCCTCGCGCCTGAAAGAGGGCAAGAAGCGGACGCCAAACGGCAACCTCTCGGAGTACGGCGTCTATGCCAAGGTCCGCAAGCACATGGACTATGTGATCGAGTTGACCGGGACGCCGACGCCGAACGGCCTCATCGACCTCTGGGGCCAGGTCAGTCTGATCGACCAGGGCCACCGCCTCGGCACGACGAAACAGCGGTTCCTCAATCGGTGGTTTGACTCGATCCAGATTGGGCCGAACCCCCACGCCCGCAAATACACGCCGATGGAACACGCCCATGACGAGATCACCGGACTGATCTCGGACATCACAGTGTCGATGAAATCCAAGGACTACATCTCCCTGCCTCCAGTCGTGGAGGTGGACCATTGGGTCGATCTCACGGCCAAGCAGATGAAGGACTACCGCCGGTTCGAGCGAGAACTGGCGCTGGAGGAGCATGACATCGAGGCGGTCAACAAGGGCGTCCTGACCTTCAAGCTGCTCCAGTATGCGAACGGCTCGGTCTACCGGACGGATGAGATGACCGAGGTCCGGGAGACGATCCCGATCCACGATCACAAGCTGGCGGCGCTGGAGTCGATCGTAGCCGAGACCAACGGCGCGAACCTCCTGATCGCCTACAGCTTCAAGTTCGACTTGGCGCGGATCAAAAAACGGTTCCCCCAGGCCCGGGAAGCGACGGAACCCGGGGCGCTCGATGACTGGAACAAAGGCAAGGTGCAGATGCTCTTGGCGCATCCGGCGTCGATCGGCCACGGCATGAACATCCAGCACGGCGGCCACCACACGGTCTGGTTCGGCCTGACGGCCAGTTTGGAACTCTACCAGCAGTTCAACGCGCGCCTGGCTCGCCACGGCCAGAAGGCGGCCCAGGTATTCCGCCACCACATCCTCGCGCGCGGTACGTTCGATGAGTCGCTTCTGACCCTCCTCAATGCTAAGGGTGCGACCCAGGACGACATCACAGAGGCGGTCAGGCTCCACCTTGATTCGGAATAGGGACGCGAGTGCCCACACCCTCTGGTAGAAATGTCAACTTTCGGTTTTCAGAATCGAATTTTATGGGCGGAATTTTGCTACAAACTCTTGGCATAGAGCGGAGCCGATACCCCCATATGCTGGGGTCAGCCCGACACAAGTTCCCCTAAGCGGTTAACTAGTAACAAAATTTTTCTTGCCACAAGCTAAACATTCCACATATAGGTGAATGTAAAGGTGTGCATAAACGCAGGCCGGTTTTGTAAAAATGCACGGATTAAGGGGAGACACCGCCCATGCAAGAAACGACACAAGAGTTCTCCGCGCGACTCCGTAGGGCGATCGAGGGGCACCCGCTGGCTCCGCCGACGCCGTATGGACAACAGGCGTGGCTGCTGGAGAAGCTGACGAAGGAAACGAGCCTCCGGGTCTCCCGTAACGCCATGTCCAAGTGGTTCAACGGCCAAGCAAAACCCCGGTCGGACAGCATCCGGCAGATCGCCCAAGTCCTAAAGGTGGACGAGGTGTGGCTGGCGCTTGGCCGCAAACCCACGGTCAAAGTGGACACCCCGGAGAACGCCGCCCGCTCTCGCGCCGTGGTCCTCGTCCTGGCCGGTCTGATTGAATCCGGCGGCGGTCGCGTGACGTTCCCCGGGCCGGATGCTGCGCCCGTGGACCTTCAAGTGAATTTCGGCGGACAGAGCCTCGGGTTGGTGGTCGTTGCGCTGGCCGCGAACGGCGACAAGTATAGTGCGGTTGTGAACGAGCCGACCGGGGACGCCCGCGTTCTGGCCCTATGCATCGGGAAGCCCGACGCCGGGTGCCTGTCCACGGCCTGCGTCGAGGTCTACGACATCACCGATCTGCCGCGTCAAAAGTTCGGCGGGTTCTCGGTCGTGGAGTTCGAGCGCCGCAAAGGAGCCAAGCTGAAACACCCGGAACGCAAGAGCCTGGTGGCCCCGTTGGAGCGCCTGGAGGAGATAGGGGCCGCCTGAAAATGCGCGGCCAACACTCTAGGTTTACAAATAAACCGAAAGTGTGAAAAGTTGCGCAAGCGTTGCGCAGCCCAACCAGAACAGCGTTGAAACCCCTTATTTTATTGAGTGTTCGATTCCGCCCCCGGGCACCACTTACACTCCAAAATGACCCAAAATTCCAGGTTTCGGCGCTCGTAAGGGTCCATTTGGACCCCCTAATACCCGAAATATGCTGTTTTGAGCGTGTTTGAGTGGTGAAAAATGTTGCGCAGATGTTGCGTAGTATTGCATACTTTCGGGTGACACATCAACCTACGCAACAGGCAAAGCTGGAACTGTTGCGCAGCAAGAGGAGCCGAAAATGCCACTAACGGAAACCGCCATTAAAAAAGCGCCGGTCGAGGGCCGGAAGTATAAGATGATCGACGGCCTCGGCCTGTCGGTCGAGGTTCGGCCCACAGGCGTCAAGATGTTTGTGAAGCAGTACAGGTTCGGCGGACGGCAGCGGAGCGAGATGATCGGGGAGTTTCCCGGCGTCAACCTGGCCGCCGCTCGCGCCCGGACGCTGGAGATCAACGACATACTCAAGCACGGCGGCGACCCGAGCGACACGGCCCGCAATCGCCGCCTCGCCAAGCCGCGCGCCGGGGAACCCGAGGAGCGCGAGACCTTCGTGCCGGAGGAGCAACGGTTCGAGACAATCGCGGATCGGTTCATCGACAAGCGCGAGGCCGAGGGCGTGGCGCAGGCGACCTTGAACAAGCTGCACTGGAACCTGGGTGTCGCCAAGCGCCGCTTCGCCGGGCGGGACATCGCCTCGATCAAGCCGCCGGAAATCCTCAAGCTGGTCGAGGAGGTCCAGGCCACCGGGAAGCTGGAGAAGGCGAAGGACATCCACCGCAAGCTGTCCCAGGTGTTCCAGTATGCGATCGGCCTCGGCGCGGTTGACCTCGATCCCGCCCAGATGATTAAGCGGGCGGTCGTCAAGAAGCCCGGCGGGTGCCACCCGGGACTCACTGAGCCGAGAGCGGTCGGGGGCCTGATCCGCGCGATCCGGGGGTACACCGGCCAACCGGAAACCCGGGCGGCGCTGATGCTGTCGGCCTACACCGTCCTGCGCTCGACCGAACTGCGCGCGGCCCGGTGGGGTGAGATCGACCTGGACGCGGCGCTCTGGACCGTCCCCGGCGACCGCATGAAAGGCCGGTACGGCGATCACCTGGTCCCGCTGCCTCGGCAGGCGGTGGAGATTCTGGAAGGGTTGCGCGAGTGGCAGGGCGTCGAGGACGAGGCCGCCTACATCTTCCCCTGCCCGGCCTACTACGACCGCCACATGTCGAACGCCACGCTGAACGCCGCGATCCGGCGGCTGGGCTACGACACGCGCCGGGAGCATTGCCATCACGGGTTCAGGACGACCTTCTCGACCAACATGAACGAGCAAGGCTGGAACCGCGACTGGATCGAGCGGCAGCTATGCCACGTCGATCAGGACGAGGTGCGGCTGGCGTACAACAAGGCGCTGTACCTCGATGGCCGCCGGGAGATGATGCAGGCTTACGCGGACTGGCTCGATCAGGTCGGCCAGCGCCAGTGATGCCGGTTGGACTGTAAGCAATGGCCGCGCTCGAACCACAGCAGCGCGGCCAGGTCCATGACGAAAACGAAACCCCGCCACCGCCAGTCGAAGAAGGCTTCACGCCATGCTCGCGAGCAGATGGACTCGTCGGTGTCGGACCAGACGTAGTTGTGGGCGGATCGGGAGAGGCGTTCCAGGGATGTCGGTTTGCGCTCCATCGACACCTCCCTAGAGTGGTGTGGGGCCTGGTGTTTGGAGGAGCGACACGACCAGGCCCCATTTCGTGCCAAGGAGAAAGCACAACTCCTATTGTGCCCTAATTGTTTCCCATAAATCAACTTTCAGTTTGCAAATCCCCTCTTGGTTGAAATAATCTGAACTCTGGAAGAACCGGAGTCGCCTCGTGACCGCCCAAGACGCAACCTGTCCGCCAAGTGAGCAGCCGCCTCGACTGCGGTTTCTGCGCATGTGCGAGGTCGAGGCTCGTGTCGGCCTCAACCAACGGACCATTCAGCGCCTCGTCAAAGCCGAATCATTCCCGCAACCGGTCAACCTGCCCGGGAGGACAATCGCCTTTGTCGAGGCGGAACTGGAAGCGTGGATGCGAGACCGGATCGAGGCCCGGAACACTGAAAGAGGCTCTGATGAGTGACGACCTGTCGATTGACGACCTGCTTGGCGGAGCGCCGGACGACGACGAGGACGAAGCGTCTCCCAGCGCCAAGACGGCCTCGACCAAACGGCGCGGCAAGAGTCCCCGCGCGCCCACGGTGGCCGTGGTCCAGACGCTCCTGCAACCGGTGAGCATCACGTTCCTGGCGGACGTGCTGCAACGCGACAAGAAAACTGTCGCCAAGCGGCTCGCGGGCCTCGCGCCGATGGGCCACCACCGGGGAAATATTCCGCTCTACGATTTCCGGCAGGCTCTCGAATATCTCGTCACGCCCAGGTTCAACGCCGCCGAGGCGATCAAGAAGATGGGGACGGACGACCTCCCGCTCGGGCTGCAAAAGGACGTGTGGGACGCCCGGCTCAAGCAGCAGAAATGGATGCTCCAAGCAGGCGACCTCTGGAAAACCGAGGACGTGTTGGAGGTCCTGGGCGAGACGTTCCAGCGGCTCAAGACGACGACGCAACTCTGGATCGACCAGCTATCGGAGGGCCACAGTCTGCCCGCCGAGGTCAGAACGGAACTGTCCCGGATGGTGGACGGTCTCCAGACCGACCTACACCGGTCGCTGGTCGAGATGCCGAAAGAGAGGGCGACACGGGCGCAGCTTGCCGAGATCGAGGGGAGCGATCTGGATGTCTAAGTTCGAGTCCCTGGAGCAGATGGTTCTGGCGACTGCCGAGGCGGTGCGCCCGCCCGAGCGCCTGACCGTGGCCCAGGCCGCCGAGAAATATCGGTACATCAACAACCCAGGCTCCTATGTCGGGCCGTTCAAGAACGACCTCACGCCGTACCTGATCGAGCCGATGGAGGTTCTGACCTCACTCGATTTCACCGGCATGATCTTCGCGGGGCCTGCTCAGTGCGGCAAATCGGACATGTCGCTCAACTGGCTCACATACTCGACGGTCTGCGACCCGGCGGACTACATGCACATCGACAAGGCCCAGGCGTCGGCCCGGGACTTTTACCAGCGCCGGATCGAGAAGCTGTTCCGAGATACGACCGCCGTGCGCGGGCGGCTCATGCCGGGCAAGCACCACCAGTCCACCTATTCGACACGGTTCACGTCCGGGATGCTGCTCACGCTCTCCTGGCCGACCGTGAACGAACTGTCCGGTAAACCAGTGGGCCGCCTCTGGCTTGCGGACTACGACCGGATGGACGAGGACATCGGCGGCGAAGGTTCGCCCTACGACCTCGCGGTCCAGCGTATGAAAACCTTCGGTCGGTTCGGGATGTGCGCGGCGGAGTCCTCGCCCTCCCGGATCACCGAGAACCCGCGTTGGATGCCCAAGACGCCGCACGAGGCTCCGCCGACGACCGGCATCCTCGCTCTCTACAACCGGGGCGACCGCCGCCGCTGGAATTGGCCCTGCCTCGCCTGCGGGACCCCGTTCGAGCCGGATTTCTCGCTGTTCGAGTGGCCGGACTGCGGCGACGATCTGTTGGCCTCCGCCGAACAGGTCGTGATGCGCTGCCCCCACTGTAGCCACGCCTACCGGGACTCGACCCACGACGAGACCGGGACGCCGGGCAAGAGGGCCATGAACAAGCGCGGCTTCTGGCTCAAGGACGGCGAGAAATTCGATCCCGAGACCGGCGAAATCCTCGGGACCCCGGTTCGATCGCGCACGGCCTCGTTCTGGCTGAAAGGCCCGGCGGCGACCTTTGCCGACTGGACGGACATGACGCTCAAATACCTCAAGGCGGTCCAGGAGTTCGAGAACACCGGTTCCGAGGAGGCCCTGAAAACCACCATCAACACCGACCAGGGCCTCCCCTATCTGCCTGCCGGGATCGAGGCCGAGCGTCTGCCGGAGGAACTGAAAGCGCGGGCGTCCGAAAGCCTCGGTGAGCGCGTCGTCCCCCATGACGTGCGGTTTCTGGTGGCGTCGGTTGACACCCAAAAGAACAGGTTCGAGGTCCAAGTCCACGGGATCAAGCCGCACGGCGATGTCGTGGTGGTCGATCGGTTCAAGATCAGAAAATCTACCCGGCTGGACGAGGACGGCGACCCGCTGCCTCTCAACCCCGGCAGCCATGTCGAGGATTGGCACCTCCTGGTCGATCAGGTTCTCGAACGCCGCTACGACCTGATCGACGGGTCCGGGCGGAAGATGCAGGTCCGACTGCTCTGCATCGACTCGGGCGGCGCGGTCGGCGTCACGTCGAACGCCTACGAGTTCTGGAGGCAGCTTCGCGCGGATGGCCGCAACTACCACCGTCGCGTCCAACTGCTGAAAGGCGTGGCGACCCCCTCCGCCCCGCTCGTTCGGATCGACTACCCGGACGCCGAGCGCAAGGACCGCAAGGCTGCGGCGCGCGGGGAGGTCCCGGTCATGCTGCTGCAAACGGACAAGGTGAAGGATATGGTATCGAACATGCTGTCCCGCACCGACCCTGGCGGCGGCATGGTTGAGTTCCCGGCCTGGCTGCCCGACTGGTGGTATGCGGAAGCATGTGCTGAGACCCGGACTGCGAAGGGGTGGGTCAACCCGGGCCGGTCCCGGAACGAGGCGTTCGACCTTCTCGTCTACGCGCTGGCCCTCTGCCACTCAAGCCGAGTGCGCCTGCCGCACATTGATTGGGACAACCCGCCGTCCTGGGCCGCACCGTGGGACGAGAATGACATGGTGTCTGCAAATTCCACTTTTCGGTTTGAAAGTAAACCAAAAGGTGATATTGATCTACGAACGCTGGCCGAAAAGCTGGGCTAGGAGGCGACTTTGACCCTTGCAGAACAACTGGCAGACGCCAAGGCGCAGTATCACCTTCTGGTCACAGGCCAGCAGGCCAAAGTCTTTGTGGACCAGAACGGCGAGCGGGTCGAGTACACCGCCGCGAATCGCTCCGCGCTGCTCGCCTACATCCAACGGCTTGAGAACCAGGTCAACGCGACGACCAGCGGCCCGATGCGGATTTTGATGTAATGCTGGACAAAGAATCCCTCGACCTCCTCGGCATCACGTCTGAGGCTGACCTGCTCCCGGCGCAACCCCAAGAGGTTGCACTGGTCGGCGGGGCCTTCGACGCGGCCAAACGGAACGAGCGCACCCTGGCGCTCTGGCACCCGCCGATCCAGTCGGCGGACATGGACATCGTGCCCGAGAAGCGCCAACTGGATTCCCGCGCCCGCGACACGCTGCGCAACGACGCCTATGTGCGCGGCGGCCAGCAAATCCACCAGGACAACATCGTCGGCAGTCTCTACGCCCTCAACGCGAAGCCGATGGTGAGGGTTCTCGGAGCCGGTTTCGATGAGGTGTGGGCCGCCGAGTTCCAGGAGGAGGTCGAAAGCCGCTTCACCCTCTGGGCCGAGAGCCTGGACTGCTGGGCGGATGCGGCGCGCACCAACACTTTCACCGATATGGTCCGGCTCGCGGTCGGCGTCCACACCGCAGGCGGCGAGGTCCTGGCTTCGGTCGAGTGGTTGCGCGGCGGCGGGCGCTCCTTCAATACCGCGATCCAGTTCATCGACACCGACCGGCTGTCGAACCCGCCGGACGCACTGAACAACCCGCGCCTCGTGGCCGGGATCGAGAAAGACAAGTTCGGAGCGCCGATCACCTATCACGTCCGCATGGCGCATCCAGCGGACTGGCGGACGATGGAGAACCATAAGTGGAAAGCCGTGCCCGCGCGCCTGCGCTGGGGCCGGGTCCAGATGATCCACATCTTTGAGCAGCAGCGCCCGGACCAAACCCGGGGTGTGGCCGCGATGGTCAGCGCGCTCAAGGAGATGCGGATCACCAAACAGTTCCGCGATGTCGTTCTCCAGAACGCCGTGGTCAATGCGACCTACGCCGCGTCGATCGAGTCCGAACTGCCGAGTTCGGAGGTGTTCGCCTCCCTCGGCGGGACGGACAACCCTGGCGATCTCCTGGGCAAGTACGCGACCGCCTACCTGTCGCAGATCGCGGACTACTCCGGCGGGGCCAAGAACCTGCAACTGGACGGCGTTCGGATTCCGCACCTGTACCCGGGCACCAAACTGAACCTACAACCCGCAGGCAAGGGCGGCCCGCTCGGCGCGAATTTCGAGCAGAGTTTGCTCCGCTATATCGCGGCGGCCCTGGGCGTGTCCTACGAGCAGCTTGCGCGCGACTACACCCAGACCAACTACTCCAGCGCCCGCGCGGCGATGGCGGAAACCTGGAAGCGCATGAACGTGGTCAAGCGGACGGTCGCGGACCGCTTCGCCAACCACGTCTACCGGCTCTGGATGGAGGAGGCGGTCAACAAGCGGATGATCTCCGCGATGCCGAACGCAGCCAAGCAAGACGGCTGGCTCTACGCCGACCAGCGCCTCGACGCGCTGTCGCAGGCAGAGTGGATCGGTGCGTCCAAGGGCCAGATTGACGAACTCAAAGAGACCCAGGCCGCGATCCTGCGTCTGAACAACGGCCTGTCCACCCTTGAGCAGGAGAGCGCGCGCCTCGGTAACGACTGGCGCACGGTCCTGCGGCAGCGCAAGCGGGAGGAGGACCTGGCTGACGAATTGGGCCTCGACCTCAAAGGCGGCGAAGCGAAAGAGGGCGCGGTCAACGGCTCCGCCCGGAAAGACACGGGAGACGACACCGATGAATAAACATTTCACCATCCCGGGCGATCTCCTGGTCTCCGCTGAACATGGTTCGGTGGTCGTTTCGCTGCTGCAACGCCTGGAGCGCGTGACGGCGGACAGCCCGGAGTTCAAGCAAGCCGTCTCCGCCTCAGCAAAGGCGTCGGACGACACGTTCTGGACCGAGTTCGAAGGCACCTGGCTCGCGAGCCTGCGGCCTTACCGGGTGCGCGGCTCAACCCTGACTATCCCCGTCAAGGGGATGCTGCTGAAAGGGTTCCCGTTCGCCTGGGGCGGCATCGCCACCGGCTACGAATACATCGAGGCGGCGATCGCGCGCGGCGTGGCGGACCCGGATGTCACCGACATCATTCTCGACATCGACTCGCCCGGCGGGACGGTGGCGGGCTGCTTCGATTGCGCAGACGCCATCTACGAGGCGCGCGGCGCAAAGCCGATCCGGGCGTATGCGAACGAGAGCGCCTATTCAGCGGCCTATGCAATCGCGTCGGCAGCCGACACGATCACGGTCGCCCGCACTGGAGGCGTCGGCTCGATCGGCGTCATTATGCAACACGCCGATGTCTCCGCGATGATGGAGCGATGGGGTGTGAAGATCACGATGATTTATGCGGGCGAACACAAAGCGGATGGCAGCCCTTTTGAGCCGCTGTCCGACGAGGTTCGAGCGCGCTTCCAGGAGCGCATCGACGCGCTCTACGACATTTTCGTGTCTACCGTGGCACGGAATCGGGACATGGACGAACAGGCGGTGCGGGACACCGAGGCCGCGACGTTCATGCCCAAACAAGCTGTCGAGAAAGGTCTGGCCGATGCGGTCGGCTCGCTCGGCTCCCTGTCGGCCAATGCCGATCACTCCAACGACGATGAGGATGAACAGATGTCGAAGGAAAATCTGTCGGTCGCGCAGGCCGACCATGAGGCAGCCGTGGCTGCCGCCAAGAACGATGGCGTCCAGGCTGGCAAAGCCGAGGGCGCACAGGCGGAGCGCGCGCGCATCTCCGCGATCATGGACAGCGAAGAAGCCAAGAGCCACCCGGCAGCCGCTCGCCACGTTGCCCTGAACACCGACATGACCGCCGAGGCCGCTGCGTCGTTCCTCAAAGGTCTGCCGGAAGAAAAGACCGATGCGGCCCCCACCGGTCAGTCGTCGTTCGAGACGCACATGAACGCGGCGGACCACCCGAACCTGGGCGCAGGCGACGGCAACGGCGGCGGTGAGGAGATGTCGATCAGCGACAAGATTTTCGCCTCGGCGGGCTACGCGCCCATCAAATCGTAACCCCGACATAGGAGACTGAGAATATGCCTATCACTCCCCAGAACGGTGATCTCACGGCGGGCCTGGCCGGTCATTACACCGAAACCATCAACCCGGCGGTTGACTCGCTGCTCACGGGCGATGTCCCGGCGCTGTTCTCGACCGACGAGACCGTGCTGACCACCCAGACCCTTGAGGCCCTGACCGTGGTCGGCTTCGACGGCGCGGGCAAGGTCGTCCAGGCCAACAACACCACCGTCGCGGCGGTCGGCATCCTGGTCTACGCGACCGATACGACCGGCGGCGATGCGGTGGCCTCGATCTATCGCGGCGGCTGCTTCAACCCCGACCTCCTGGTCTGGCATGCGGGCTACGCCACCGACGCGGACAAGGCCAAGGCGTTTGAAGGTGCGGCTTCGCCCACCCAGATCGTCATCCGCAAAATCCAGACCTTCACCCCGGCGTAACCGACCGGCTGAACTGAAAAGGACCTGAGACTATGCCTCTCGATATTTACACGCCGATGGACCTCTACGCGGTCATGTTCGACCCGCGCCAGACGGTCCGCACCTCGACCTGGCTGGATACGTTCTACCCGAACAGCTTCATGTCGGAGCAAGAGGAGATCATGTTCGACAAGATCGACGCGACCCGCGAGATCGCGCCGTTCATGCTGCCGAACCTGCCGGGCCGTCCGATCTACAAGGGCGTCGGTGAGCGGATTGAATCCTTCAAGCCCGCCTACACCAAACCCAAGGACCCCATCCGTCCGAGCCAGGCGCTCAAGCTGCAACCCGGCGAACTGGCGAAACGTCTGGCGCTCCAGACCCCCGAGGCGCGCTACAACGCCAGGGTCGTTGAGATCGCCAAGTTCCACCGGGACGCCATCACGCGCCTGTGGGAGTACATGGGCGCTCGCGCTCTGATCGACGGCGCGATCACCATCAACTACGCGGTGGACGCTGGTACTCCGGCACAGGCCGTGACCATCGACTTTGGCCGTGACGCCGGTCACACCATCACCAAGGCTGGCGGCAGCCAGTGGGGCGATGTCGGCGTCTCTGCTTGGGACGACATCCAGGCGTGGTACGACCTGGCGGCGGCTGCCGAGTTCGGCGCTGCTCCGACCGACATCCTCATGGGCAGCAAAGCCTATGCCGCGTTCCTGGCGGACGCGGACGTTCAGGCCAAGCTGAACAAGGACATCCGGGGCAATGAGTCCGTCACGCTGGACCTGGGCCTGATCCAGAAAGACCCGCTGAACCCGTTCACCCTGGTCGGCAAGTTCGGCACCGTGAACGTGTGGCTGGTCTCGGGTATCGGCAACACCTTCAAGTCCAACGGCACGTCCGTTGACATCCTCAAGTCGAACGAGGTCCTGCTGGTCTCGCGCGCGGTGGATGGCGTGAAGGCGTTCGGCGCGATCCTGGACGGCGCGGCCAACCTCCAGCCTGCCGACATCTTCTCGAAGATGTGGGACCAGGAGGACCCGAGCGCCCGGTTCATCATGTCGCAGTCCGCGCCGCTGATGATCCCGGTGAACCCGAACGCGACGGTCAAGGCCGTCCCGGTCAGCCTGTAAACCAACTGATCGCCCCGGCAATGGTGTCGGGGCGATCTCCCCTTTCGGCTAACAGAGGAGCCTAAAGATGAAACTCAAGGCAGTTCACGCCATCTACATGATGGAGAAGAAGAAGCAGGTCCGCATCGACCCCGGTTCTGAGTTCGAGATTGACGACGCGGAAGGCGAAAAGCTGATCGCGTCCCGCGCGGCCATCGCGGTTGCCCCGGCCAAAGAGGCACCCGCCAAAGAGGCACCCGCCAAAAAGGCCGCCGCGAAAAAGACCCCGGCCAAGGACCCCGATCCCTCGGAAGCCGTGACGCCCGCCGCCGTGGCAGGCAGCGAAGGCGAGACCGGAGAGGACCTGTTGGGCTGATGTCCTTCCGTGATCTCAAGAACCGTTCCCGGCTCTCGCTCCACCAGGCGATGTCCTTCCCGGCGATCTACGTCGATCTGGACACCCTGGCCGAGACCGCTTGCCGGGTCCGCTACCACGATCGCCAGCAGGCGTTCGGGGACATGGCTGGATTCGACTATGCTCCGGCGGAGCGCGTCGAGACGGTTCCCAAGATCATTGTGCTGGCCTCCGAGGTCAGTGCCAAGCGCGGAGGCGTGTTCAGCGTCTCCGCGACTGAGGCTTACACGGTCGAGAACGTGCTGCCCCCTGACGGGATCACGGTCACGATCGAGGTCACGCGGATGCGGCAGTCCGAAATCGACGCCGCCGTTCTGCCTGTACCGGAGGCGTGACATGCCTCCCTCCCAGATTTTCCAGAACTCCGACTACGTGGTGGCGGTCGAGGGCCTTGAAGGTCTGGCCGTCGATTTCGCGGAGATCACCGACCGGATCGCAGAGCGCGCCTCGATGGCGATCAACACCACCGCGCGCCGCTACCGGACCACATCCAGCCGGTTGATCCGCGATCAGGTCGCGTTCCCGGCCCGGTATCTCGACGCCCAGGCGAACGGCGCGTTGCGTGTCCGGCAGCAGGCCACGGCGGCCAAACTGGAGGCGGCGATCGAGGGCCGGTTCGACCCGACCAGTCTCGCTCGGTTCGCCAAGGGCACCGTGGCGCATGGCCGCAAAGCGCCGCGCCTGCGGGTCAACCCGGGCCGGACGACGCAGATTCCGAACTCGTTCATTATGAACCTGCGCAACGGCAACCGGGGCCTGGCGATCCGGCTCAAGCCCGGCGAGACGATCCAGAACAAGCGCCGGATGGTGTCGTTCTCCCGCAAAGATTCCAACCTCTATCTCCTCTACGGCCCGAGCGTGGACCAGGTGTTCCGGTCGGTTGCCCTCGATGTTGCGCCGGACGCAGCGTCGTTTCTGGAGACCGAGTTCATCCGACTGACGGAGAACCTGATCTGATGCCCGATTCATTCCGACTGACCACCCTCAAGGCCCTGACCTCCGCTCTGGAGGAGATCACGATCGCCAACGGCTACCAGCACGACCTGGCGGATCGGGTGCATCGCGGGCGTGTGATCGTGACCCAGGAGGACGAAATCCCCCTGGTCACGATCCTCGAAAAGCCGGTTTTCCCGGAGCAGCTACCAACTCCCGGCGGCAGCGCGGCGAGTGAAACGAAGCTGGAACTGCTCATTCAGGGCTTTGCGGACGATGACCGCCGCAACCCCACCGATCCGGCGTATCTTCTCCTGGCGGACGTACAGAAGCGTCTCGCGGTCGAGAAGCTGCGCTCAGACGGATTCGACATCTTCGGCCTTGGCGAGCGGGTCATGTCGCTCAACATTGGTCAGGGTGTCGTTCGCCCGCCAGACGCGGTTGTTTCAGACACCGCGTTCTTCTGGCTCCCTGTCACGCTGACGATTGGAGAAAAGTTCAATGATCCGTTTGCGTGAATCAAAAATCACCTATAAGGTGATCTGTAACCCCCTTGTGGAGACTTGAACATGCCTAACAATCTCGTTCTGGGTCGCGGCAAACTGTACTTCGACCGTTTTGCCACCGGCACCCTGACCAAAACCGGCGAGCGTTACCTGGGTTCGACCCCGGCGTTTTCCGTTTCGGCTGAAACGCAAGAACTGGACCACTTCTCGTCGGAAGAAGGTCTCCAGATCAAAGACGAAAGCGTCACGCTGCGGATCGACTACTCGGCCACCCTGACGGTCGAGAACATCGACGCGGCCAACTTGGCCCTGTTCTTCTTCGGCACCTCGGAGACCGCCACCATCGCGGCTGCCCCGGCGCAGACCGACAACGTGACCGTCCTCCAGGGGATGTTCTACCAACTCGGCATGACCCCGGCGAAGCCGGAAGGCGTCGAGAACGTCTCGAACGTGGTCGTGACCGGTTCGGGCGGCGCTCCGGCTTATGTTGCAGGCACCGACTATAACGTCGATCTGACCCTGGGCCGTGTCGAGATCATCGCGGGCGGCGGCATTGCCGACGATACCGCGATCGAGATCGACTATGACGTGGCCGCGCAGACCCAGGAACGTGTGGTCTCCGGTTCGTCCCTGATCCAGGGCGCGCTGCGGTTCATCTCGTACAACGGCGTCGGCGGCCAGCGGAATTTCTACATGCCGAAAGTGACCATGCGTCCGAACGGCGAGTTCGCGCTGAAAGGCGAAGAATGGCAGAACATGGGTTTCAACATCGAAATCCTCCAGGCCGGTTCGCTCGCCAACGTGTTCGCCACCGGGCGCGGCGTCGTCTAAGGCCCCGTAGGAGGAGCATCGTATGGGCCTTTCTGGCTATACCCCTAAGACCGAGATGGTCGAGTACCCGGGCGGCAGCTTCGCCGTCCGGGGGCTTTCCTTGGAGGATTTCACCGTCCTCCTGCGCGCGCACCACAAGCCGATGGCCGATCTGTTCGACCGGTACGTCAGCGAGGCTGCGCTGGAGAGCGTTGACGCAAGCACTGGCGGCGCGCTGCACCTGGGCGACATGAAGGCTGTCGTCCTTGAGGCGTTCGAGCTGGCCCCGGCCTTGGTCGGTGACGCCATCGCTCGCGCGGCGGATGAGACCGAGAACCCGTACTTGGCCCGCCGGTTGCCGATTGGCGTCCAGATCGACGCGATCACCAAGATCGTCCGGCTGACTCTGGAAGCGGAGGGCGGCGTGGAAAAGCTGGCGGAGACGGTTTCGACCCTGGCGGCCAGCCTGTCCACAGTGGCCGCAAGCCGCTCTCCGTAGATGAATTTGTCGAGGGCCTTCGGGAGATGACCTCTCTCCTGATGGCCCACGGCCACCCCGAGGCCCGGCACTACCCTGTGCCGATGTTGTGGACGGAGACCAGGATCGTGCGCCAGCGAGTGAACCGGGAGTTTGCCAACCAAGCGGTCCTGACTCAGATGGCGGTCGGTTCGATCCTCTCCAAAGAGGCAGGCAAGGCGTTCAACCGTCGCATCAAGCAACTGCTGGAGAACTGAGATGGCGAGCCGGAATGTTGACCTCCTAATCAGGGCGCGGGACAATGCTTCCCGCGCCTTTAAGTCCGTCTCTGAGGCGCTGGCCGAACTGGACGGAATCCAGGAGGGCGTTGCATCCGGCGCAAAGAAGATGGACGCGGCCCTCGGGCAGTCCGACACCGCCGCCAAGCGGGTCGCGCAGACCATCGGCAAAGACGTTGCCGCAGGTATCGGCCAAGCGGAAAAGGTGTTCGAGCGGATCGAGGCGACGGTCGCCTCGGCCACCCAGCAATTCGAGCGTCAGAAATCGGAACTGACGGAGGCCCGGGCGGCCTATACGGCCCTCGGCAAGCAGGCCGAATCCGCCGCTCGCGCGATCAAGAACGCCGAGGACAAGATCGGACCGCAGACGCAGGAGCAGGCCGAGCGCCTGCAAATCATGCGCAAGGCGTATTCCGACCTGACCCGCGAGATCGACCGGACCAACCCGAAACTCGCCAAGCAGGAATCCCAGCTTGAGCAGAACGCGCGAGAACTCGACCGGGTTCGCGGCGCGGCTGTCGCTGCCACCGCCGCCATGCGGGAGGTCGGCAGGGCGAGTTCGGTGGCCGTGGGCGTAGACTCCCGGCAGGCCCAGACCCAGACAGCCAATGAGTCGGCGCGTCGTGGGATCGGCCAACTCGCCAACGCGGAACGGGCGCTCCAGATCGAGATCACCGCGCGCGAGCAGGCCGCAGCGGAAGCTGCCGAGGTCCAGCGCCGGAACAACGAGCAGATCGAAGCCTCGGTACGGGACCTGGTGGCCGCCGAGGAGCGTCTTTCTGCGATCCAAGCCCGCCGGGCCGCCATCGAGCAGGCTCGCGGGGCCAACTCGAACGCCCGCGCCGGTCTGGCCGGGATCACCGCCGCACTGGACGCCCGCGCCCGGGCCGAGGACCTGTCGGCCAAAGCCGCCGAGGCAAGCCGTCGCGCGACCGACGCGCTGGCCGCAAGCTACGAACGGCAGCGGGCCGCCGCGCGCGTCTCCGCCGGGGATCAGGCCAAGCTGGCGCAGTCCTTCCGGCAAGCCTTCACCCAGGCCCAGCAGATGCGCGGCCCGATCCGCAGCCTCGTCGGGGAACTGTCTCGTCTCGGCCCGGAGGCCGATGGTGCCGCCAACGGCGTCCGCCGCCTGACCGGGCAGATGACAAACGGTCGCCGGGTGTTCGCTGCCTTCTACGGGGACTCCCGCCGGGCGCTCTCCCTGATGCAGCGCATCCGGGGCGAGGTCTTGTCGTTGACGGCCAGCTTCGTCGGCTTCTACGGCGTGTTCAATGTCGGGCGCGGCATCCTTGAGTCCTTCCAGGAACTTGAGGCGGCGCAGAACCGCCTCGGCGCGGCGTTCGAGCAGGACTACGCCCGGGTCAACGCGGAACTCGCCCGTCTGAACGGCGAAGCCTCGCGCCTCGGGATCAGCTTCGACACGCTCGCGGGCAACTTCTCCAAGTTCCTGATCTCCGGCCAGCAAGCGGGCCTGGAGTATGAGCAGCTTGCCACGATCTTCCGCCAGGTCTCGGAGGCCGGGCGCGTCCTGAAACTGTCGAACGATCAGATCGACGGCACGTTCACCGCTCTGACCCAGATCGCGGGCAAGGGCACCCTCCAGATGGAAGAACTCAGGCAGCAGCTTGGGGACCGTCTGCCCGGGGCTGTCGGCCTGCTCGCCAACGCGCTCGGCTACGGCGAGGATGAACTGGCCTCGTTCTACAAGGCCGTGGAGAACGGCCAGATCGGTGCAGAGGAGGCCCTGGTCGCCCTTGGCCGGGGGCTGGAGGAAACCTACGGCGGCCAGCTTGAGGACGCGCTGGACTCGGTGACGGCCCGGATCGGCAACCTCCAGAACCTCCTGTTCGAGCGGCAACTGACGGCGGCCAACTCGGGCTTCATCGCCGGGCTGGAAACCGCCCTCGACGCGCTGAACGAGTGGCTGGCGAGTGATGAGGGGATCAAGTTCTTTGAAGCCCTCGGCGCGGCCTTTGGGCGGCTGTTCGAACTGCTGCCGGTTGTCCTCGACAACATGGACACCCTCGTCACGCTGTTCCAGGCGTTTGTCGCGATCAAGGTCGCCCAGGTGGTCGCGGGCCTGGCGGGCAATTTCACCAACCTGACCCGGATCACGGTGGGCAACCTCCGGGTCCAGGTTGCCCTGAACCGCGCGATCGCAGCCTACTCCCCGGCTGCGGCTGCGGCCCTGCGCTCGACCACGATCCTGGGAGCGGGTCTGCGCGGCCTGCGCGCGATCACCGCCGGACTGCTCATCACCTTCCGGGCGGCCTTCGCTTCCATCGGCGGGATCGTCGGCATCGCGGCTGCTGCGCTTTCGTTCTTCGCTTTCGACGCGATCGCCAGCACTGATAGCGCGATGCAGGACCTCAACCGGACGATGGACGACGCCGACAAGACCATCGGCCAGGTGGCGCAGGCGTTCCGGGATGCGGGCGGCGACGCCGAACTGTTCCAGTCCAAGCTGCGCGAGATCAGCCAACTCGACCGCGAACTGGACCTCAAGAAGCTGCGCGAGGGCTTGGAAGCTGCGACAAACGGAAACCGGAGCGCGGTGTCCAAGGTCATCAAAGAGGTTCGGGCGCTGGAGACGGCAATCAACGATTCCGTGTCCGACCCGCAGGCGCGCGCGCAATTCCTGAGACTGACGTACCTGTTCGACCAAGGCGAGATCAGCGCCGGGCAGCTTCGGGAGGGCATCGAGGACCTGTCGCGGCAGTTTGACGAGATCGCCAACACCGAGGGCCTGAACACCTTTGTTGACTGGCTCGACACCTTGGCCGAGGCCGAGGACAAGATCGCGCGCCTTGAGGCCGAACTGGCGGTCCTCCAAGGCACCGCCTCGGAGGCGCAGAAGGAACTGCTCGGTCTGTCCGAGGGAACCGACGAGGCGACCAAGGCGGCCAAAGCCGCCCAGGTGCAGATGTCCGCGTTCGAGGAGGCCGCGCGCAAACTCGGGGAAAACATCCCCAGCATCAACGCGAAGCTGAAAGAGTTCGACGCGATCCAGAAGATCGAGGCGGATTTCAAAGCGGCGCTGGAGGCAGCCAACGCCTTCGCGGACGGCGCGGAACGGGCGGCGGCGATCGGTGCTGCGGTCGATCTGCGCAACCAGGCGTACCGGGGTTTCTATGACAGTACCGTCCGCCAGTTCGACGGTACGGACGGGGCGCAAGTCGCCGCGCAGGTCTTGCGCGAGTTCGAAAAGTTCAGGGGTGAGGCGTACCCCGACTACACGATCCGGGGAGGACAGCGGGTCAATTCCGGCTACCGGGTTGGTTACGGCTCCGGCACCGTAACTCGGGATGGGGGGCTGGTTGAGCAAGTAACTTCCGAGACTCGGGTCACGGTTGCGGAGGCTAACCGCGACCTGCTTCGCCGGATCAACACCGAGTTCATCCCGCGCGTCGTCCAAGTCGCGGGGCAGGACCGGTTCAACTCGTTCAACGCGCAGCAACAAGCCGCGCTGATCTCGATCGCCTATAACTACGGCGAGATTCCGGGCCGCATCGCGGAGGCCGTCCGCTCGGGGACCACCGAGGAAATCGCAGACGCGATCCGGGGCCTGGCCGGGGACAACGGCGGCATCAACCGCTCGCGCCGGAGCCGGGAGGCCGCGCTGTTCTCCACCGACGCAGGCGTCGAGAACCAGGTGCGCGAGTTCGAGCGGTCGCAGGAGCAGGAGCGCCGGGACGCCGAGGCGCTTGAGGAGCGCCGCCGGGAGTTCCGCGAGGGGCTGTCGGAGGAGATCGCCCAGACCGAGTTCCTGAACAGCCTGGAAGGCAAGCGCCTGATCGACGCGGAGGTCCTGAAAGCCCTGCGCGAGGCCGAGCAGGAGGCCAAGAAACTCGGCATCGAACTGACCGGCGAGGAGCGGGCCGAGATCGAGCGCGTGACCCGCGCCAAATACGCCCAGAAGCAGGCCGACGAGGACCGTAACGCGCTGCTTGAGAAGGCCCGCGCGCTGGAGGAGGACGCCAACCGCCTCAACGAGCGCCGCCGGTTCCTGATCGAGCAGATCACCCAGCTTGAGGGCCAGGGTCGCCTGACCGAGGCGGCAGGTCTGACCGAGGAACTGAACGAGGTCGAGGCGCAACTGGACGAGGCGATCGCCAAGGCCCAGGCGTTCTGGGCGTCGATGGGTGACGCCGAGGGCGCAGAGCAGGCGGCGATGCAACTCCAGCGGCTCCGGTCGGAACTGGAGGCGGTCGAATCCAAGGCCGTCACCACCGGTCGCCAGATAAACGACATGATCGCAGACCGTCTTGGCGGCGCGTTCAGCGAGTTCGCACAGAAGGTGGCCGAGGGCGAGAACGCCTGGGACGCCTTTAAGAACGCCTTCCTGCGCGCCGCTGCTGAAATCCTCATCCAGATCGGCCAGATGATCGTGCGCCAAGCCATCTTTAACGCCCTGTCTGGCGGCATCGGCGGGGGCAACGGCGGCTTCGGCGGGTTCCTGGCGAAGGGGATCAACGGCATCTTCGCCCACTCCGGCGGGGTAGCCGGGACCTCTACGGTGCCCTCTGCGCGGTCGCTCCACCCGGGGCTGTTCGCCAACGCGGTACGCTATCACTCCGGCGGCATCGCCGGTCTGGCCCCGGACGAGATTCCGGCGGTCCTCAAGCGCAACGAGGAGGTCCTGACCGAGAACGACCCGCGTCACCGGTTCAACGGCGGCGCAAGCGGCGGCCAAGGCGGCGCGCGACCGTTCACGATCGTCAACACCTTCGACGCGGAGGAGGTCGTCCAGCGCGGCCTGTCTGACGACACGTTCATCAACAAGGTCCGGGCCAACCGGACGCAGATCAAGGCGGCTCTCGGATGACCCTACTGACCCGCAACGCGCGTATCGCGGCGACCCGCCCCAACTGGCGGGACCCGGTGCGCGTCGAGTACGAGTTCCAGACCGAGGTGTTCACCTCCCGGGACGGGACCGAACAACGGTGGGCGACACGGCAGCAGCCGCGCGTCTCCATCCAATTCACGACTCTCCTCGACCGGGAGAAACTGGCCCGCCACCGGGCAGATATGGTGTCAGGCTTGCAGATACCGCTCGCCGTGCGCGCCGAGTGGAGCCGGGTGGCTTTGGCTGCGGAAGCCCTGGCGGGGGCGTCCACGGTCGATCTGACGGCAGCCCCGGCCTGGGCGCTGCCCGGCAACATGATGATCCTGACCTCCGGGACCGCCGAGGAACTGGTGGAGATCGCCAGCGTATCCGGCGCGACCGTCACCCTGGCGGCTCCTCTTACTGGTGATTTCCCGGCAGGCGCGCGCGTCGTCCGGGCATACATGGCGAACCTCGGAGACCGGGCGGACTTCCAGGCAGAGTCGGATTCCGTCTGGGTGGGCAACATGCGCTATTCCGCCGTGCCGGGCCTCAACACCGAACCGGTCCCGGGTGTTGACCTCGACCGGTTCGAGATGCGCGAGGTGTTTCTGACCAAGCCGAACTGGCGGACCCAGCCGCGTCTGGAGTTCATCCAGGAGCAGGAGGAGTTCGACCCGGGTTTCGGTCGAACGGAGATCACATCCCCGGAACTGTCCGGGCACCTGCGGACCCGGCTCGGGTTCACGGCGGTCTCCTCCGACCGGGCTGACAGCATCATCGGCCTGTTCATGCGGATGAAAGGTCGCCGGGGTTCGTTCTGGATGCCGACCTGGAGCCGGGACATTATCCCGTCTGCGACCGCGCTCGCGGGTGCGAACCAGTTCCAGGTGGACGGCGCGGATTTCCGCACGGCCTACGCTGACAATCCGGTGTTCCAGGTGATGATCGCCTTCTGGCCGGACGGAACCTACCAGATCAACCGGGTCGCCTCGATCGCGGGAACCACGGACTCCGAGATCACCTTCGCGGACAACTGGCTCAACGCGATCACCCCGGCAGCCAAGATCATGTGGCTGACTCTCTCCCGGTTCGACGGTGACGCCCTGGAGGTGCGCTGGCAGACGGACGGCGTGGCCGAGATCGCCTTCAACGTCAAGACGCTCTACACCTCGGAGTTCGGTCTGCCGGACAATCCGGTCGGTCCATATGACCCGGTTCTGGGAGTCTCTGATCCTGCGTTGGACTTCATCAACCTGGTCCGAACCTCGGGCGCGGGTATGCCGCAGATGGTGGCTTGGGGCCGCGCCCCGCTGACGAAACAGACGGCATATGAGTTTGGTGAGGTTATCGACATCCTCGACCTCGGGTTCACCCCCGAGGAGATCGCGGCGGGCGCGGTGAAAGCTGGTTGCGTGGCGGTCGGGTCCACGACTGTCACCTCGACCGGGCTGCCAGCGGAAGTGGCTCTAGGGATCGAAATCCGGTTCCACTCGACCTACCCGGTGGCGTTCAACGAGATCGGGATCGTCGCTGCGGGCGAGCCTGTCGTGTTCTCCGATCTCAACCCGGGGTCCTCGTTTGAACAGGGCCTTGGTCTCGCGAAGGTCCCAGCGGGGACACGATACGTTCGGTTCCGGCCCACGTCGAGCATCGGGGCGACCCGAACGATCGCCTCGGATCGGTCGTTCTGGGTTTTGACAAAGTAGGAGAAGAAAAATGTGGGGATTTGCTTTCAGCCTTAGCCCTCGATCGTGGCGGCTCGGGAAATGTGACGCGGTGGACGAGGCCGGGTTGGTTGTGGGCGTCTGGTGGTGCCTCGGCCCGCTCGCGCTCTGCTACGACTACGAGTGACGGGAGCCGCAGATGGCGTTCAACGACTACGAAACCAGCCGGGAGAGCGGCCAGCCGGTCGAACTCTACCTGTTCGTCTACGGTACGGCCCCCGGGGCGCACTACGCCTATACGAACGCGGAACAGGTCATCGAGCATGACGGCATCACCTACACGCCCCTCCCGATCGAGCGCGGCAAGGTGGCGACGAAAGGGCGAGCGGAGTCTGACGAACTGACGGTGGAGGTCCCGTTGACGGCCCCCATCGCGAACCTGTTCGCCGCGTTCCCTCCGGGGCGTGTGATCGCGTTGACGATCCGGGAGGGCCACATCTCGGAGGGTGAGGACATCCGGTCTTGGGGCCTCGGGGAGCAGTTCACCGTGACCTGGCTTGGCCGGGTCCTGGAAAGCCGCCGCACGGCCAACAAGGCGACCCTGACGTGCGAAAACTCGGCAGCCGGAATGAAACGTGTCGGCCTGCGGCGGCACTACCAGTATTCCTGCCCGCTCGCGCTCTACGGCTCTCGCTGCCAGGCGGACAAAGAGGCCGCCAAGCTGACCGGTACGGTTCTGGCCGTGGTCGGCGTGAAACTGAACATGACGCCGGGGTGGAACGGGACGAACAGCGTCTCCGACTATATCGGCGGCCTTGTCGAGTGGGACTCCGGTGATGGGCGGGAGTACCGGACCATCCTGCGCGTCGAGGGCACCGACACGATCGTTCTGCGGATGCTGCCGCTGAACTTGGTGGACGGCAGTACGGTCGATGTCTTTCTGGGCTGCCCCCGCACCCTCGGCGCTTGCGCCGCGCTGCACAACAACGCCGTCAACTACGGCGGACAGCCATTCATTCCGACCGTCAACCCGGTCGGCAAGAACAACCACACATAGGAGACGCCGATGCCCCTGCCGTTTATCGCCTCTCTCCTGATCGGGGTCGCCCTCCAGGTCGTCGGCTACCTGCTGATGCCCAAGCCGAAGCAGCCGCGCCCGCCGAGTCTGGAGGATTTCAAGGAGCCGACCGCCGAGGCAGGTCGTCCGATCCCCGTAGTGTTTGGCAGCATCACTGTCCAAAGCCCGAACAACCTCGGCCATTGGGACAAAGAGGTTGTCACGCGCCATGTCAAGTCGTCCAAGAAATGACGGAGCCGCTCGTGACCATCCAGGACGTGCGGTCCGCCGGGTTCTGCGTGCCCGGGATCAAGCGGGTCTGCGCTTCCTATAACTTAGACCTCCGGGCGCTGGTCAAGACCGGGCTGCCGCTCAATGAGGTCGAGGCCATCAACGACATCCACGTCCAGCGCGTCGTGACGAAAACCAAGGAAAGAATTGCACATGGGGAACAGTAAATCTCAGAGCCGCCCGGTATCCGATTTCCTCCTGTCGGTGGACTACGGCCTTTGCCACGGCCCGGTGGATGCGCTCAACATGGTCTGGGTCAAGGACAAGCCGATCCTCTGCGGGTGGTACGACCGGCGCTCGGACATCGAGGTCAACCAGCCCGATCTGTTCGGCGGCGACGACGCCGAGGGCGGGGTCATCGGGACGCTTGAGTTCTACACCGGGGATTTTGCCCAAGAGGCGTCGGAGGACCTGGCCGAGCGGATGGGCCGGACGCCGGAAACGGCACCGGGGTATAGGGGTATCGCCCATCTGTTTTTCCGTGGAATCCGTACCACTCCCGCGCCGCCCAGCAGCGGCCTTTACCAATATGTGTCGGCGCAAGCCCTCGGGGCGAGCCTGTTTCGCCCGGACGCGGCGCAGGGGTGGCGCTGGGGATCGAACAACCCCTACTTCCCGCCCGTGAAGGCGAACGTCACGCGGCTGCCGGGCAAAGATGTGTTCCAGCCGTTTCGGGAAATCTGGCCGATCCAAGAGATCGACGGCAGCGGGTTCACCGTGTCCTGGACGACCACGCTGGAGGTCAAGACCCTCCCGGTGTGGGAGTACCTAATTACCGCCATCCCCAAGTCGCCCCCCGTCCCGATGACCGTCCTCGTGAACATGGAGGAGGCGCTGGGTGCGAAGCAGGAGGACATCGACGCGGGCCTCTACTCCACTTCGATTGCCTACGGACCCACGGCGGAAAACCCCTGGAGCCTGGTAGACGGGACCGATTTCTACGCGGTGGCGGCTGTGAGGATGCACAATGCCGCTACGAACGGCGGCGCAGGCCCCGATACCCCGTTCTACCCCTCACTCCCGCCTCTCAACGACGAGGTTCTGTCCGTGACTGAACTCAACCCGTCCTCGGTCGGCGTCGGTCCTGTCACCCTGGCACCCGGGACGCACTGGCTCCAGCTACAGTGGTATTACTACACCGCCTACACCTTCAACATCGTGGACGCGACGGGTCGGGCGATCATCGGCCCCAAGACCCAGATGGGGGAAACCCATTGCACGGTGGACGGCACGATCGGCGTCCTGCCGAACGCCAACCCCGCCTACATCATCTGGGAGTGCATGACCAACCAGGATTGGGGCAAAGGTGAGCCGGAGGTGAATATCGACTACGACTCGATCCTCGCTGCTGCGGAACTGTTCCACGGCGAGCATTTCGGGCTGTCGTTCATCTTCAATGCCCAAGACGAAATCGAGACCTTTGTCCAGGAGGTTCTGGACCACGTTCAGGCGTTCTGGTTCATCGACCCTGCCACCGGCTTGTGGACCCTCAAGCCGTTGCGCGCGGACTACGACACCGAGACCTTGCCGGTCCTCGACCCGAGCAACTGCGTTCTGAGCAACCGCAAGCGCCGCCTCTGGGGCGAGACCATCAACGAGATCGTCGTCACCTACACCGACCCGCGTACCGAGGAACCGGCGACTGTGCAGGCCCAGGACCTCGGCAACATCGCGATCCAGGGTGGCGTGGTCAGCGAGACGCGCGACTATGTTGGAATCCGCGACCCGTTCCTGGCGCAGATCGTAGCCGACCGGGATGTCCGGGAAGCGGCCTACCCGCTGTTTTCGGCCACCGCCACCGTAAACCGGCAGCGATGGGGCGTCCGGCCCGGGGACGTATTCAAGCTGAACTGGCCGGAGGACGGCATCGGGCAGATCGTCGTCCGGGTGATGTCCGTTGACTACGGCGAGCCGGGAGACCGGGAGATCAAGCTGGAGTTGACCGAGGACATCTTCGCCATCGAGCAGGCGGAGTACCGCGCGCCGCAACAGGGCCTCTGGTCCGACCCGACGAGTGCGCCTGCCGTGCTGCCTCGCCAAGCGGCGATGACGGTCCCTTACCCGTCGATGGTTCTGAACGGGGCCGCGTTTGCCGACGAGGAATACCCGGAGGTCGCCGTCGCTCTGTTCGGTGACGACCCGGCGAACCGGCCTCTTAGCATTGGCGTCGTGACCGAGGCTCCCGACGCGACGGGCGGATCGACTACCCGCCAGGTCGCCGCGATCCGACCGACGCGCTCCAGCGTGACGCCGGAGGCCCTTGCCGCCGAGGCGGAAAGCCGCCTGCCGCGCGGTCTGGTCGATACGATCTACCGGCAAGCGACGGAGCCTGGCGACATGCTGATGCTCGGCACCACCGAGACGGAGTCCGAACTGGTCATGCTCCAGCAGTATGACGACCTGACGGACGAGTGGGTGATCTCGCGCGGCGTATGGGATACCGTGCCGCTGGAGTGGCCCGCCGGATCGGTGATCTGGATGTTCGCGGACGCTGGCCCGACCGACCCGATCACGCGGTCGTCCGGTGAGACCGTCACCTACCGGCTCTTGCCCCGGTCCACCTTGGCCGTGCTGTCCTTGGACGAATCCGCCGACCTGACTGCGGTCACGACTGACCGACCCTACGCACCGTTCCGGCCCGCGAACGCCCAGCTTGACGGCCAGGGGTTCGGCGGCATCACCTATGACGACCCGTTCCCCGCGACCGTCACCGCCACCTGGGAGACCCGCAACCGGCTCACCGAGGACGCGGTGGCGTCCCTCTGGATCGAGGGCGCGGACGCCGCGCCGGAGGCCGGGCAGACCGTGACGTTGCGGATCACCGACATCTACGGCGAGGTTCACCAGGACCTCACGGGGCTGGCGGGCAACAGCCATGTCATCCCGATCTCGGAGTTCCCGACGCTGGGCCAGGGATTCGTCCAGTTCCTCTCGGAGCGGGACGGCATCGAGTCTGTGTTCGGCGCGAAGCGGGCCTACGACTTCCGTGGCACGGTGGGCTACGGTCTGCGGTACGGGCTGGGTTACGGTGGCGTTTAACTTGTTTCAACTGTAAACCGAAAAGTGTAGAATAAGCCGAAAGAGGAGATTCTGATGGCTGGAGAAATCACCCTCCCGAACGTGGGCCTGACCGCTTTCTGGAACCTGGGGGACAACTCGTACAAAGACGGGATGGACCTGAACCTGACTCTCATGTCCGTCCTGGCGCAGGCGGCGATCTTGTCGCAAGAGGCGGCGGTCCCGGGCGTCCCGGTGGCGGGTGGGGTCTACCTCGCGACGACCGACTGGTCCGCCACGGTGACGACGAACAGCCTCCAGGTCTACCTGAACACGACCGGGTTCGCACCGGCAGCCACTCCCCCGGGCGTTACGGTTCGGAATAGCGGCGAGTGGATCGAGATCGTGCCGCAGGAGGGCTGGACGCTCTACGACCGCAGCGCGAACAAACTCATCACCTTCGACGGCGCGGCGTGGGTCGATACGGTTCCCGCTTCTACGCTGCCGGATTTCACCGGGAACGCCGGGAAACATCTCGCGGTCAACGGGACCGAGGACGGGACCGAGTGGGTGGATGCGAGCGGTAGCGCGATCAGCATCTCCCAGGACACCGCGACCAACCACGCCGTCACCGACGCTGACCTGGCCGGGAACAAGCTGCTCAAGATGAACAACGCGGCGGCGAACACCGTGACCGTGCCCTCTGGACTCACCGGGACCGAACCGCTGACCATCGTCCAGACCGGGGCCGGGCAAACCACGATCGTCGCGGGCGGCGGCGTGACGGTGAGCAGTCTCGGCGGCCTCCTGGCGATCTCGGGCCAGTATGGCTCGGCTACCCTGATCCCGAACGGCGCGGATTCCTACCTCCTGATCGGGGCGCTCGCATGAACTGGCAGCTTCTCCTGGCCTCTGTCTCGGAGTCCGGCGGTTCTGGCGGGGGTTCCCCCGGCGGCCCTCCTGAGATCACGTTCACAACTTTCTCGCAGCCCTTCGCCCCGCCAACGTCCTTCCCGGTCGCGTATCCGCCCGGGGTGCAGGCGAACGACCTGCTTCTGTTGATCTGCGGTACTGACGACACGACCGGGCTTAACGATTGGGTAACGCCTGCCGGGTGGACCTTGGAATACCACGGCGGAAGCTCGACCTCAGATGCCACGATCACGATCTTCTCGAAAGTAGCGGTCGGCACTGAATCTGGGGACCTGACCATCGCAGGCGGCCTCACGGACGACCTCGCCGGTATGATGTTGCGGGTAACGAACATCGACCCGGGTGTTGGGGTTGAGGTCGTCGGAGCGGCGTCAATCTTGACCAGTACGACCGTCAGCGCGCCGTCGATCACCACCTTGACCGATAACTCGATCCTGATCGGAATCGCGGCGCAGGACGGCGGGGACGCAGCCGTGTATTCGGCAGACACGGCGGGATACACCGAACTCACCGAGGTCCGGGCCGGGACCGGCGGCGGCAGCGGGTTTGGCATGGTGGTCGCTACGCGGACGCAGGCCACGGCTGGTGCCTCCGGCGTGTGCCAGTTCACCTCCAGTCGGAGCGATGGTTTCATTGCGATGCAACTGGCCCTGAAACCGGCCTAGAAAAATCTCGCGGCTCCTATCATCGAAATCCCCTTTCAGCTAAACTGACAACTAGAAGGTGATTCCGGGGGCCGCGAAATGTTCAAGCTGAACCGACCTGTCTTTTTCTCCAAGGTCCGCCACGGGCCGTTCCCGGGCCGTCTGACCCAGAGTCAGGTCGAGGGCATGACCCACCTCCTCGACGTGTGGGAGACACGGGGGACCCACGATCCGCGCCATCTGGCCTACATCCTCGCCACGGATTTCCACGAGACCGGCGCACGGATGCAGCCAGTCCGCGAAGGCTTCGCCCGTTCCGACGCTGCGGCTCGGCAGGCGGTGAACAAGCTGGCCGCCAAGCGCGGGCCGAAATCGGCGGTCGCCCAATATGCCAAGCCCCACCCGACCACCGGCCACGTCTACTACGGGCGCGGCGACGTGCAACTGACCTGGCACGACAACTACGCCAAGATGGGCCGTCTCTTGGGAATCCCGCTGGCCGAGAAGCCGGACCTGGCTCTCGACCCGAAAATCTCCAAGCGGGTCCTGGTCGAGGGGATGCTGCTCGGTGCGTCGAAGGCCGGAGATTTCACTGGCAAGGCGCTGGAGGACTATTTCAACGACACGACCGACGATCCGGTCAACGCGCGCCGCATCGTCAACGGGACCGACAAGGCCCTGTTGATCGCCAGCTATCACGACGAGTTCCTGGAGGCCGTAGAGGCCGCGATGGACGCCTACGAGCAGCCGTCGATGTTCCCGGAAGATGTCGAGAACCCCGCCCCCGCGAAACTGCCGCCCGCCGCCGACCAGACATCCTGGGGCGGCCTTCTGGCCGTGGTGGGCGGCTTGTCCGGCTCGATCGCCAGCTTCACCGAGAAGATGAGCGGTCCAGGCGTCCTGGTCGCTGTCGGCGCGATTGTCGTGGGGGCCGTTCTCATTGCGAACGGTCGCCGCAAAACCCTCAAAGACACTGGAGAATGAGATGAAACTGGCAGCCTACACTGTCTACGCGCGCTATGCGCTCCTGATCCTCGCGACCAAGCTGGCCTCGGGCGGCTGGTTGCCGCCTGCTGTCGCAAACGAGATCGCCGCCGATCCGGCGCTGGTTGAACTGGTGGCCGGTCTTATGCTGGGCGCGGCCACGGTTGCCTGGTATTGGGCTTCTGAGGCCCACAAGGCCCTCAAGAGCGCCCTCGACTGATGGGCCTCGGGACGATCCTGTCGCTTGGTTGGACTCTGATCTCCCGGGGGTTCTCGGGAGGCGGATTCCGTGACACCGCAGACCGGATCGCCCGCCTCCTGGTCGATCTCAAGGACGCCGAGACCGACGCCCGCAAAGCCGAGATCGAGCGGGAGATCGTCCAACTCAAAGCCATTGCCGACCTACAGCGCCCCCAGGCGTCCCGGTGGTGGTCCCCCATGCAACTCGGGCAGTACCTCATCGTTATCCCGTTCGGCCTCTGGTGGGCGGCGGTGTTCCTCGTCAGCATCGGCAAACCGTTGCTCGTAGAGGGCCGTCTGACGGTCGATGACGTGCCACCTCACATCTTCGACATGGCCTGGTGGCTCATCCCCCTGGTCGTCGGGGGCACTATCTTGGAAAGACGCAGATGACTTGGCTCCAGTGGATCGACAAGCACAAAGGCGTGGCCGCGCTCCTCGGGGGGTTCTGTTCTGTGACCGCCGGGGCGACCTGGTGGCTCGCCAAGGGCGGCGCGGTGGCGCTCATCACGTCTGTATCGGCGCTGTCTGAGCCGGAGATCGCGTCAACGCTGGCCGGGCTGCCGGACTATCACCGCCGCGTCGAGGCGAACCTGGAAGCGGTCCAGGAGACCCAGCGCCGGACGCAGGAATCGTTGCAGCAAATCCTCGACGCGCTGGAGGCCCTGCGACGGGAGACCGAGCGGGTGGTCGAGTGGGCACCCGAGCATAGCCAGCGCCTCACCGATGCCGTGGGCGGGTGCTTCGCCGGGGAGGATTGCACCGTCTATTTCCGAGGACGGCTGACTCAGGTCGGCTCCTCTTGCGTCATGGTCGCGGCGAAACCCCGGCTCCTGCTGCCGGACGGTCGGGAGTTCCCGACCCGGTTCAGCGGCGACACAGACAAGCTGGAACTGTCCACACGGTTCGAGACGATCGAGACCCAGGTCGCGATCCCGCCGCATATCCCTCCCGGGCTTGTCGGCGTCGTCGTGATGACGATCTACGCCGAGTGCCCGTTCGTCAGCGCCGGGGAGATGGTGGAGCGGGAAACCTTCCGGCTCCTTGTCGAGATCAAACAACCTGAGTAGCCCGACCGGTGGGGTTCTCTGCGATCTCCCGATAGAAGGGGCACATCGCCCGCTGGTGGATCGTGGCACGGGAGTTCCCGGAGATCGCGACTTGGGCCACGGCGCTCGCCATTCCCACCCGGTAAGGAGCGCCGTGTTCCGCGTATTCCGGGTTGTAGACCGCGATCTCGTTCATGTGGGCAAATAGCGTATTGCAGCCGGTATCCATGAGGTACTTGCAGGCCAGCGCGCCGTGGAACCTCCCCCGATCCTGTCGGGCCGAAGAGTCCCCGGAAAGGGACACGACGAACGTGTCCAGGGTCCCGTCCGGTTTTTCCCGGACGAAAGGCAGCCGGAGCATCGCTTCCCGTAACGGCATGTCCTTGAAGCTGTGCGGGTGTGTCGGGACGAGGATGGCGTCGTTCGGGTCCCCTGCGATGACCGCATCCGCCAGTTCCAAGCAGAACCCGGTCTGGAGGGACAGGTGGCTCGCAGGGGTCCCCATCCACGAGTCGAGTACATGTGCCAGAAGGAAAGGCGCGTCGTTTTCCCGCATGATGTGCAGGGACAAGGCCGCGAAGGCGCGGCCCCGTTGAACGTCTGTGTTATAGTGTCCTGTCGGCTGGACCGACCACATGTCCAGGGTCCCGGTTTCGGTCTCCTTGACGTAAGGTAAGGCTGAGAGCAGTTCTCGGAAATTCATCAAAACTTGTCTCCTGCTAGGAAGGGTCCCCACCCGCCCCCGGAGCCGTGCGGACACGATGTACTGCCGCCCCGCCGAGAGGTCCATAGGTTATCGGTAAAGTCTGCGTGTCCCGGGTTGTTTTATCCGGGCAGCAGGCTACTCACTCTCGCCACAAACATCCGGGCCACTTGGAACGGGGTCGCAACAAGCAGCGATTCCGGGATCGGCCTCGGCTCCGGCAGACCCGGCCACTCCCCCGCCTCCGGCGAGATGAGGGCTTTCTTCTCGCTGGAACAGGCCACCATGTCGTAGTGCTTGACGATACCGGGCAGAACCTTTGGGAGACCGAACTTGTGGGCGGTCGCGCGCCACCAAACATCCTCCAGGTCGCGGTAGTCCGGCAGGAACCGCTTCACCGGGGAGATGATGTCACGCAGCATGTACTCCGGCGCGTCGTGCAGCAGGATCGCCAGGCGAGTCTCCCGGTGGACTATCCCGTCAAACACCGCCAGATCGTCGGCCAGGAGGCAATGTTGGGCGACACTCCAAAAGACTGCGGTCGCTGCCCCGCCATATCGCGGCTCTCGGGACAGTCCGGTGGCGACCTCTCCCAGGATGATGTCGTGCGGGTCCGGGTTCAGCACGTCGATCATGCGACTGCCGGTCCACGCCATCTGCGGCGCGAGATTTTCGCTATAGTTCACTTGGCGCTCCTCCAAGGCCGGTCACGCGAGCAGGGCTGCGATGTCCGGGTCAGTTTCGGTCAGCCCCAGCAGGGCGTCGATGTCGGGTTCCGCTTCTTCCACCGGGACTCCCAGGCGTTGCGATGCGGCTTTGCAGTAATTCTCATCCATCTCGATCCCGATGAACCCGCGATCCAGGTAGTTCGCGGCTACCCCTGTCGCCCCGGTTCCCATGAACGGGTCCAGGACGACCTCGCCCGCCCGGGTCGAGTTCTGGATATAGGTCGCCATGAGGTTGACCGGCTTCTCGGTCGGGTGGCTCTTGGGCGGCGGCACGTTGTCCCAATCGAGCGGATGCGGGAACACGTCGCCGGAACTCCGAGTCCCCAGGTGGTTGATCGAGAACGCTTTACCCTTGCGGGCGAAGATCGTGTATTCGAGGTCCTTCATGTACCACCGGTTCGGGGTGGCGTTATTCTTGCGCCAGACGAGCAGGTTGTGGACCTGGAAACCTGCGCGCCGGATTGCGCCGAGGATGTCCTTCTGGACCAGGTTCAGCACATTGGTCATCAAGTACAGGTGCGCGTCCTCGCGCAGGACCCGGTAAACCTCCGTCAGGTATTCGTCCGGCGCGATGTCGTTGTGATCGAAAATCTTGCCGTCATTCTTGGTGAGGATTCCCGAGGGGCGTTGCCATTTCCCGCTCCGATCGGCGTTCGACCCGCCCGAGATCGTCGGATAGGGCGGGTCGAACACGGCAGCGTCAACGCTGCCCCCGGGGAGGGTGCGGAGGACGGAAACAGCGTCCCCTTGGTACAGGGTGAGTGGTGGTCTTTTCCCCGGCATCTTCGCTCCTACAAATCCCCCTAAAGGTGATTCATACCCTTTCATGTTATCGAGTCACTTTCAACCTTTAAGTGACATTGTGGGGGGTATGCGGGTGATGGACTCCCGTCAACTTAGGGGAATCCCGTAGCTACGCCAAAACTTCGACGGTCGCGCCTTTCCAGCCGGTCTCGGCGTGGTAGGTCGGCACGTCCAAGAGGCGCGCGGAGCGGTAGCCTTTGCCCTGGTGGTAGTCGTCCCGAGGGACCGGGGTGTTGTGCGTCTCCCACGAGCAGCCGCCCTCCTCGCCCGCGCTCTTGGTGCTGTGGTGGATGTGGAATCCGTGGGCGTACCGGAACTTGGTCCGGCCCCACATCTCGGGCCGATCGGCGGCCATGATGCCGGGCATCTGGTTGATCTTGGCCTCGTGGCCGTGGGTCGCAGCAAGCATGACCGACCCCCACTCGTAGAACCAGAACAACGAGGGGTCCGCGTCAACCTGAACCCGAGGCTCATTGCGGAACCATGCTTTGAGATAGTGGGCGATCGCGATCGAACTATCCGGGTCGTGATTCCCCTCCAGGATGCGGACGATCACGCGCTTGTATCGCTGGAGCGCCAGTTCGACCTTGTAGACCAGCAGGTTCTCGGCGGCAGCCAGCACGGTCGGATAGGACTGCGCGCCGTCCAGCACGTTCCCGCTGCGGCGGGTCATCCGGGTTGGGTCGTCAAAGTGAAGCAGGTCTCCCCCGCCCAGGATCACGCCGGTCTCGGCCAGTGGGCACCGCTCCATGATCGTGCGGAACAGGCGCTTGTAGACCTCGACCGAGCCGTCGAGGCTCCAGTCGATCTCGGCGCGCACCTTGTCGGCGTGGAGGCCGATGTGCAGGTCGGGTAGCTGGTGGAGGTTCAGGAGGAGCGGGTCGAGCCGATCCTGGTCCCACGGCTTGAAATTCAGAGGCTCTGCCGGACCGGCGTAGGTTTCGGCGGCCAGCTTGGCGGCGTCGTGGACCGCCTCGTCGCTGCGTTCGCCCTCGGTGGTCTTGACCCATTTCTGGACCACGTTGCCCTGGGCGTCGATCAGGGCGCTCTCGCCCTTGACGCGGTGCCCGGCGGGGACCTCGAACATCTCGTCCGAGTGCGCGATCTGGGTCTTGACGACCTGACCCGAGAGTTCCCCGTTCTTGTCGAACTGTTGGGTGTGGCTCTTGACCTCGTGCCCCGGGAGGATCGGCAGCGGCATGGACTCGCCCAGGTCGCGCAGGAAGTATTTGAGCAGGCGGTTGGAAAAGGTCCGGCGCGGGATGCCGAGGGCGACGGCCACCTTTGCCTCGTCTGCCGGTCTGCCCATCATGTGCCAGGTCTGGTACGCCTGGAGGCACTGACGGTCGAACTCGGTCAGGGGTCGATCGGTCGGGTCGCTCATATCGCGCTCCTCGATACAGGGGCGCTCCTCGATTCCCTTTCTACACCAATAAGGTGTATTGTTCAATTCTGGTTGAAATTCGGCCCGGGAGCGCGGCGGCCCTCTTTGATCCGGCGTATTTTCCGGCGGATGTCGGCGTTCGCGCGCGGGGATTGTTTGGTCCCCTGAGACATCATGTGGACGATTTCTCCGTCCAGTTTCAGGACGAAATGGTTCGCCATCACCTCCAAGGTCACGTCAAGGCCCGCCTTTCGGAAAGCCTTGATCGCGTCTCTTTGGATGCGGCTCACGCCGGGTCATCCTGATTGGGCAGGGTCTCGGCCAGGACGGTCCAGTTCTCGCCGGACCCCAGCAGGCAGGTCTGGCCGTTCGGGTACGTCACGGTGAGGGTCCAGGTCCCGGATTCAGCGGCCCAGATTTCGAGGATCGAGCCGTTCACAGCCAGGCCGACGCCCTTTCGGGTTTCCGCGTACTTGGACTGCAAATGCGCCACGGCCACCTGGCGCGGCAGGCAGGAAAGGCCCTGCTCTTGGGACCGGGCCGGGGCAGGCATCATGCCGAGGAGAAGGAGGACGGCCCCGAGGCCAAAAAGGGCTGCGGTCTTGTGTTTCCGAAGGTTCTTCATGGTGTTCCCTTTCAGATCAGGAGAGCAGATCGTCCACGCTGGGATCGTCTGCCGGGGGTGGCGGCGGAGCGGTCCGGCGATTTCGTGCAGCCAGTTCGTCCGTCGATATTGCCGCGTTGTCCCGGTCCCCGGCGTTCGGGGTGAAGAAGGACTCGATGGCTGCCGCAAGGGAGGCGACGGGGGTTCGTCGGATGCCGATACCCCAGACCCGCGTCCGGTCCTGGCCGCGCACGATGGCTTGGAAGGAGGCGGGTGTCCTGAGATCGTCCTCATATCGGCAGACCCGGATGACGATCTCGTCGGCCCCGTCCCCGAAAGGCCAGGCGGCGTTGTCGTTCAGGTCCTCAGTCGGCAAGGGCGAGTTCTTCTTCCGGGTCATCGGTGTGTACCTCCTCTATCAGGCGCTCGATCCGTCGAACGGGATCGTCAAAGCCTCTGTTTTTCGGTCCGGGCTGCCCCTCGGGGCCTCGGAACAGGGTGTCCAGACTGGCGAGTTTGTCGTAGGTGCGGCTGTCGTGCCCGGACGAGACCGGCCAGGACCGCTCCTGGCAGATGCGGCGCACTGTGCCCACGTGGACCCCGGTCGCCTCGGCCAGTTCGTCAACCGTGCAGTCCCAGCGGACAGGTTTGCCTTCGCGCCAGATCAGGAAGGCGCGGGCCTCGTGCCTGATGCGCTGGTATCCCGCCCCGGCCTTCATGCGAGGTCTCGCTGGTGGGGTTCCTGGTCGTACTGGCCGCCCGATCGGCGGATCATCGACTCCTCGGCCACCTTCTTGACCAGCGCCCAAACGGTCTGCTCGCGCAGATGCTTTAGGACGCCGAACTTGGTACGAAAATCCTTGGTGTGCCCGGTTTCCGGGGAAGCGGTCTCGACGGCCTCGACATCGTAGTCGGACAGGTCGGCCAGCCGGGACTTGTTTTTGACTGCGGCCCCGCCAATGAGGCGTCCGTTGACCTTTATCTCGATGGTGAGCATGTGTGATTACCTCCCGAAAATTGCGCGGCGGATGAGGGGGTGTTGGGTGGTGACGGGAGCCAGCACGGCCCCCGTCCAGAGTGCGAGGCCCAGCAGGGCGAGGGACGCGGGGTTCACTCCACGTCCTCCTCGGGGGCCACGTCGAGGTTGTCGGCGTATTGCGGGAGGCTTTTCAGCTTCTCCGCGATCCACCCCTCCTTGTCCTCGTACCCGTCGATCTTGACCCCGAGGGCGGCGCATTGCGTGACGCGGAGATTGATGCGCCGCCAGAAACATCCGAGGATCAGGTGACGCAGCGCGCAGCGTTCGGAAACATCCAACCAGGCCGTAATGTTGCCACCATCTACCAGGGCTTTGAACCGATCCTGGTTGACGGCGTAATGGGTCTCGCGCTCCATAGATTCGATGTCGCGGACGGCTTGGCTGATCTGGGACAGGTCTTGCGATTTGATCGACATCACGACATCCCCAGCGCCGAGCGGTACAGTTCGAGGACGGCTTCCTCCTCGTTGATGTCGTCGCGGCTGCGCTTGCGCTCTGCGATGATCTTGCGCATGACCTTGGTGTTGTAGCCGCGCGCCTTGGCCTCGGCCAGGACCTCTTTCTGTTGGTCCGCGATGTCCTTCTTCTCCACCTCCAGGCGCTCGACGCGCTCGATGAACTGGCGCAGTTCGGAGGCGGTGATGTTGTAGCTGTCGGTGGAGTTGTGGCCGATCCCGGCCTCGCCGCCGAGCAGATCGTCTAGGCCGCTCATGCCAAAGCCCCCTTCCCGAGTACCGCTTGGTCGAAGCTGTAGACTTCTACGCCCGCCGGGATTCCGTGATCGCGCGGCTCCGGGTGGCTCGTCAGGTGCAGAGCGCCCTCTTGGATGCTCTCCAGGGGGTGCCACGGGTCCACCACGGCGTCACATCCGAACGCAGCCTGGAGCAGCTTGGCGTTCATGGTTTTCCCGCAGCCTCGGGGGCCGTGGACGATTACAGTGTTCTCGCTCATGCCAAAGCCCCTCCGTTGATCGCCAGCTTCGCCAGGGCCTCGACCGGGGTGGTCGGCGCGTTCTGGTGGAACCGGCGGTTCTTCCGGCTCGTCGGGGCGATACGGAAACCGCGCGGGTGGCCGAGGTGGTTGAAGCCCGCCATCTCCTGCATCGCCATCCAATGCGCGAGGCGCTGCGCCGGGGCCTTGCTCTTGCCGTGGAGCGGCAGGATCACCCGGCCTACGTTCACTCTGGTTCTCATCGGTGTAATACTCCTCTTTCGGTTGACATTCAGGCCGCAGCAGCGGTCTCTGAGGTTTCGTCGTGATAGACGTCCACGGCGCAGGCGATCAGGAACTCGGCCACGGTGGTGCCCTCGACGCGGTTGTTCGCGATCCAGTTCAGGAACCCGCGATCCTGCGTCTCCAAGGTGGCGCGGAGCCTGCCGAGCGTCCCACACAGCGAGACCGGATCGGTCGCGCGGTTGATCTGGAGGTCGGCGTGGTCCTGGATGATCCGGTAGACGGCGGCCCGGGAGACATCGAGGTCGGTGGCGATGTCCTTGACCTTCGCACCAGCGGCCAACATCTCGCGAACGCGCTGGATACGGGCGGCCATCTCCTCCCGGTTCGCCCTCGGGCGCATGAAACCGGGCTTGGGTTTTGACGACATATTTCTCTCCTCTTAGGTCCGGCGATTCCGGGCCGGGTTGTCCGATCCGTACTCCTGGCTCGAGTCACATGTCAACCAAAAGGGGAAAGTTGAGCGTAAAAATAATTTCACCCAAAAAGAGAAAAGATGCTGGACGTAGGGTCCAAATGGACCTACATGTCAACCAAGCGACACGAATAGAGGAGAATCACAACATGAAAGTCGGGGACAGACTTCGGGACCCCCGGAAGGGCGTCCTCCACGTCATCGCCATCACTGACGGCGGACCTGACGGCCCTATCGCCACCTTAAAATGGTGGAGACGGTCGAAACAGCGGTGGGAGTATGAAGCAGCGCCGATTTCCTGCATGGGAGCGCGCTGGTCCGGCCTTGCTGCGGAGGAATCAGAATGAACCACGAGGCCCTTAGAAAAGCCCGCGAGACCTTGGGGCTTACCCCCGAGGAGATGGCCCGGCTGACCGAGGTTGACGTGTCCAGCGTCTACAAGTGGGAGCGGGACCCGGGCAAGACCACCGCGCGTCCGGCCCCGGTTCGCGTGGCCCGCCTGATGGGGGCGTACCTGGATGGCTGGCGGCCCGGGGACTGGCCCGAGCGGCTGCGGGGCAAGGAGCCGCTGCCCGACGAGGTTCGGACATGAACCACGAGGAGTTGAGAGAGGCCCGCGAGTCGCTGGGGTTGGCCCCGGCAGAGGCGGCCCGGGTGCTGGACCTGTCGAACGCCAAGGCGATCTACCGGATGGAGACTGCCCCCGGCAACAGCATGGCGCGGGAGGCCCCGGTGCGGGTCGTGCGCCTCTACCGGGCCTACCTGGCGGGCTACCGGCCCGACGACTGGCCCGAGCGGCTGAAAGAGCGAGAGGCCGCGATGGCCGAGATCGAGGAGGTGAGAACGTGAACCTTTGCGCCATCTGCCGCCGGGAACTGAACCAGGCTGGCGACCCGACGACCGAAAATTGCGGTGGGGACTGCTTGGAGTGCATGGCCCGGATCGGAGACCCGCAATGTGCCAAAGCCTATATGGCGCTACCCGCCAGTGTAAGGAACTACGAAATTCCGCTCTTAGAGGAGACCGAAAACCTGTTCGGATTTCATACAGGCGGCGTCTACCGAGGCGCGGGCCGTGGCATGGGACCCTCGGAATCGCCCGTCCTCCTGAAAGCATCGGGGCAGCACACCCGCCCGGACCCGGAGTCACGTCCTTCTGCCGAAATGGAGGTTCGGCCCACGATCGTCAACATCACATCGGCATCGAGCGGGCTGGCGCAGGCCGACCTAGCGGCCCTGGAGAAGCGTATCGCCGCTCAACTCGCTGCTAAGACACAAGTCCAGGCCGACCTGATGGCTCGGGCGGGCCTGGCCGCTCTGACGGATGAGAATTGGCGGGACTTGGCGCGGGTATTCGACGCGATGCTGCTCTGGCACTTGAACAGACAGTTGGCCCTCTCTTTCGCCCGTTTCGGCCTCGCCGCGATCCAGCAGCGAATTGACGAGGAAGGGTGCGGCGCGTTCTTCGCAGCGGCCAGAACCATCGAGGAGGTGAGAGCGTGAGCGACCAGATTTCATCTGAAACGGCGGAGTCAAATTGGCTTACCTACGAGAACCTGGATAGCAGGTTCTCCGACTATGACATCGAACTCGACGTGAACGCGAGGCCGGGGTCCTTCCGCTCGTTCCGGCACCGGCCCCACGCATACCCCGGGCGCGATCTCGCGCCGTGGCGGTGGGGTCCACCGGAAGTGGCGGACATGTCAGCGCCGGAGCATGTCGAGCGCGCGGACGAACTCAGGAAATTGACCCGAAAGTTCGGCTTTCCGTTGACGCCGATCGAGGACGCGGAGTTCGGAACGAGGACCAAGAACGCGCTTCACAACCGCTGCATCCGGTACGTCGAAGAAGTCGCCAACTATACAGCCGACCAACTCCTGTGCATCCCCAACTTTGGGCGGAAGTCTCTGCATGAATTGGTCGTGCGCGCCGAGGACTTGGGGGTTCGCTTGAAGGGTTCGGAACCGGGTAAACGGGCCGGTATTCTTGCGCCTGCGATGTCAACCGAAAGCAAATCTGTAAACTCTGGAGGAAATGAAAATATGAAATCGGTAGAGCAAAATCGTTTCGAGGCTCCGCGTCTGGACCCCGGCGAGTTCATGGGGATCAAACATTGCTTCGACGCCCCGGCGGCGATGGGCAAAGACCCCAGCGAGTTCTTCCAGGGCATGTTGGCCGCGCGGCGCAGCTACAAGCTGGCGCTGGACACCATCCGGGAGATGATGTTCGTCTCGCACGGGGCCTCCTACGCAAAGGGCTGGTGGCACGACAAAGAGACCGGCGAACGCCTCGACCAGGCGTACCAGGTCCCGATCAAACTGGCGCTGATCCACTCCGAGATCAGCGAGGCACTGGAAGCCGATCGCAAGGGCCTGCAAGACGACAAACTGCCCCACCGGGCCGGTATCGAGGTCGAACTTGCCGACGCCCTCCACCGCATCTTCGACCTGGCCGGGGCGCTCAACCTCGACCTCGGGTGGGCCTTTGTCGAGAAGGCCATCTACAACGCGAAGCGCCCGGATCATGCGGTAGAGAACCGCAACGCGGCCAACGGAAAGGCTTACTGATGTCACGCGAATACCCCGAACAGCGGAGCCGGGTCACGGTCTACAAGCGGGAGACCGGTGAGATCGAGGAATACACGGTGGACGCTGGCCCGCGCATCTCTGCGTACCTCTGCGAACAGGCCGGGCGCACCGGGTTCCTGACACTGATGGATCGCGGGAAGGCGGTGAACATCCCCGTGGATGTCATCGACCGGTGGGAGATGGTCCAGATCGAGGATACCGTCTGATGGTTCAGGTAGTTTGCACCCAATGCGGTCGAGGCGGCGCTGGCCCTACCCCACCCTATAACTGCGTCGGTGTCGGTGGATGCGGCGGGCAGAAAACCATGATCCCACCGGCAAAACCCCCGAGGCCGCCTCGGGTAACTGACCTGCGGATCGAGTTGGTCCACTACCACGCCGCCGAGGGGGCCTGCACCGGGTCGAACCTCCTCTACAAGGTGGACGGGAGGCCGAGTTCTTCCCGGGTGCCCTGGGTGGCCCAGAACCCCGCCGCCGAGGCGGCCCGGCTTGAGAAGCTGCTGGAGCGCACGGCCTCTTTGCGCGCTCGGCGTCAACCTAAAGCGAATCTGTCAACTTTGGAGGAATTTGAAAAATGAAAACGGTCAAACAAAATCGGTCCGAGATCACCACCCACCAGGAGGAGCGCGAGCGCCTGCGGGCGATGCTGGCGCGCGGCCACCTGAACGCCTTCATGCTGGAGAGCAAGATCGACAACGGCGTCCACGGCCTGTCCGGCTGGATCGTCCTCAACATCCGTCTCTGGCTCACCCGGCGTTCGATCGCCCGCATCGGGCGCAGGCTGGAGCGGCACACCTTCGCCGGGTTCCGGCTGTACCAGGAAAACGGGTGGTGACATGATCGACGTTGAACTGATGAAGGGCATCCAGCGGCAGATGTTGGACGCGGATGTCGAGATGGCCCGAAAAGCCCGGCAAAGCGGCATCACCGTCATGCCGAATCCGAACGTACAGCGCGGGAAACCTCTGCTGCTCGTTCACCCGGAAACCTACGAAGCGTTGCGGAAGGAACCCCACTGATGAGCCTGGGTGCGAAAATCCTGGAGCCGAGGGACAATTTCCCCGGCGAGCCTTTTATGGTCGAGGTCAACGGCAGACACATCAAGGCCGAGGACCGGCGACACGCGGAGAGTATCGTGGACGCACTGAACACGGCGCACAACCTGGGCAAGCGAGCAGCGCGTCACGAGGTCCGCACGGCTCTAGGGCTGCGAACCTGGGGCGGCGACGTTCGCTGCACCGACACCTGACGCCTCAAGATCACCGCGACTAGGCCGGGCCGCCGCCCGAGGCCATTGCCAGGCGCATGTGCAGGTCCAGGGCGAGTTCATCGTCCCGAACAAACCGTTCGACCCGATCCGACAACCAGTTCGCGATGTCCGCCGGGATCGGGTCGTTCGCCAGGAAACGGATCGCCTCGGCGCACTGGCCCTGCGTCGTGGCAACCTCCAGGTTTCGCAGGACGGAATCGGGCAGCGTCTTGTTCATCGGGCACCTCAATTTTGCTCGCCGGGCTTCGACCACCGATCAGGGTCGATGTCAACCTCCGGTTGCCAAACTTTCGCCACAACGATGTGAGACCTAGACCGAAAGGAGATCGACATGCACCCGCTCACACAGTTCGTCCTCGCCCTCGGTGTCGTAGCCCTCGTAGCAATCGGCGGCTATGCCGTGGTGTTTGGAGTCCCCACCGCCACGTCCGAACCGGTCGCGATCGAGCGGTTGCGGCAATTAAACGCCGAGGCCGACGAGACCCTGTGTCGGTTCAACCTCTCGCGCGACTGGTCGGAACTGTCCCGCAAAGGCCGCGCGGACCGGGTTCGCTGCTTGGCGAACTGACGAGGACCGGCTAGGGGTCCAAAGTTGCACAGACGAGGACCGGCTAGGGGTGCAAAGTTGCCCAGGCCGAGGACCGGCTAGGGGTGCAAAGTTTCCCACATATACGCACATAAGCGCGCTCGTGTGTGCATTTGCGCACATATGCCCGTGGGCGGGCGCGCGCACGATCGCAGACGCGCATAGGGGCGGGCGCGGGCGCACCCGCCAGCCGGGGATTCCTGGCCCGGCCCGGGGCGAGATCGGCGGCGGCCCCTTGCGGGTTACTTTTCACCAAATGGTTGACAACATGGGGGCGGTTGCCCCATACCGGGGAAAGAACGCAACCGAATCGGAGTTTCTGAAATGCCGGAATTTTGCCTTGACCTGGGGGACCTGGAGACTCACCGGGTTTTTGACGCCCTGCCCGACTTTACCCGGGGATACATTGAAGCCGCTTTCTTTTGCGGCGTTGATCTGCCGGACGGGGACCGCGACGAGTCCGACTCGTTTGGCCTTGACGATTTGAGCGCGGACTCGCTTGCCGAAATGGCCGGGGATTGCGCCGGGTTCATGGCCGCCCATGCGGCGGACCTGGACGCCTTGAACGGCGGCGGGCGCGGCGGTGATTACGACCACGAAAGCGCGGGCCGGGATTATTGGTTCACCCGCAACGGCCACGGAGTCGGCTTTTGGGATCGGGGGTTCACCGGGGAAGCGGGCGAGGCCGCCGCGCGGCTTTCCGACGCTTGCCGGTACAACGAGTCAAGCCTTTGGGCGGACGACTCCGGCGCGGTGCATGTGGAGCCTTGCGGCGGCCATGTGGACGCCGGGCGGGCGATTATCGAGACCGCCAAGGCGGACCGGGACGCCCTGCCCGTTGTCGGGGGCCGCTATGGTGCCCCAATGGGGCGGCGCGGCGATAGTGTGGACCCGGACGCCGGGGGCGCGTTGGCCGCCCGGCGCGTGACCTTGGACGCGGGCGGATATGACGCCGGGGGCGCGTATTGGGGACTCGGCGCGCCCCTGTGGCGCGTGACTGACCCGGACGGGGCGACTCAGTTTGTCCGGGCCGTCAATTCCGCCGCCGCCGTTGCCGCCGTTGTCGCGGCCTGACTGTCAACCGAAAGAGAAGGATTCACCCAATGACGATTGAAATTCAGACCACGCCGCGCGGGCACAAGGTCGGGCTTAATCTTGAATACCGCATGAACGCCGACTCGCCGGTGTTGCCGCTCTACATCATCCCGGCGGGCGGCGGTTTCTCGACACTTGGAGTCGAAAGGGCCGCCGAACGCGCGGCGGCGGTCGTCGCCTGGATGGAAGCCGAGTCCCGCGTGTTAGCCCGGGTTCGCCCTGTCGAACTGGAAAACCTGCCCGAACCTGGGGAACCGGGAACCCTGGCCGCTTATGACTTTTACCGGGCCGCAATGGGTGCCGGGGCGGCGTATTACCGGCGGGCGGGCCGCAAGTGTCCTGTTGAACTGACTCCCGAATTGCGCGGGAAAGAAGGGCACCGGGTCCGGGTCCTGGACCGCGACGGGTGCGAGATTTCCCGTTTTTGGGTTGGGCGTTCGTCTGGCTGGTGCCCGTGTCATCTGGAAATTGCGCGCCGGGACTCTTCGGGCGGTTCGCCTGTCTACATCCCAACAGGCGGGCGGGTGGAAACCGTCCGCACGGCCTGACTGTCAACCGAAAGAGAAGGATTCACCCAATGACAAAGAAAGCGCAACGGCACCTTGCCGCAATCGACGCGGCGGCCCGCCTGATACACCGGGAAGGGTTCGCCCGTCCTGACCCTGTGGACCTGGTGACGGGGGCCGCCATGCTGGCGGACGCCGCCGCCGAATTGACCCGGCAGGGGGTGCGACGGTTGAACGGGATTCCCCGGTACAATTTCGACACCCGCGACACCCGCGCCACCTGGACGGATGCGGACGAAAAGCGCGCCTTTAAGGCAGAGGAACGCGCCCGCGCCCGGGTCCGGGACGCCGTGCAAATCATATTCGGCCCGGACGCCGCGCGCCTGACAATCGAAATGCAACCGGACCCGCGCGGCGTGGCGGTTTACTTGCACCTTGACGGCGAGGGGACCGGATTCCCCGCCGCCGCGTTTTAACAGTCAACCGAAAGAGAAGGAGTCACCCAATGGAAACCCTAACTGTGATCGTATTAGAGCGGAAAAGCCCCTTTCCGCCCGCCTATCCCGGCGCGCTGATTTACGCCGTAGTAGCTGACCCGGCGGACGAGTCGGGAATCCTGGCCGCCGTGGCGGCGCAACGTGCCGCCGATTTTTGCGACGATAACCCGGACCCGGAAACCGTGGCCGCGATTGCCGCCGGGCTGGAATTGCAATTCGCTTTCCGGGGCGATCTGGAAACCGCCGCCGATTATCGCGCCTGACCTGTCAACCGAAAGAGAAGGAGTCACCCAATGGCGACCAATTACGAAACCCGCGAAATTCACCGCCGCGCCGCCCTGGCGGCCTTGCATGGCCTGGCCGAAACCTTGCCGGGGGCACTGGCAACGGCGACCGGAGTCGACTGGCGCGCGGCGGTGGAACTTATCCCGGCGGACTGGCACCCGGACTTGACCGGACCGGAACGGGTCCGGGCCGTGACCCTGACCCGGGAAACGGGGGACGGGTTCGCAATCGAATTGCGGCCTGATGGGGCTTGGAACGCGCCCGGCAAGGCGACGGCGGCTATTGTCCCGCCGATTGATCCGACCGCCAAGGGGGCTTATTCCCGGGTAAATTGGGGTTCCGCGCGGTCTGTCGCCTATGGTAGCGCGCCGCCGTCAATCGGGTTTTCACCGGACAAAGCCAAGCCCGAGACGCTGGCGCGGCGCATCGCGCGCGACCTGGTGACTCCCGAGTTTACCGGCGTTTACGCCGAATTGTGCAAAATCGCCCGGGATCGGGGGGACTCTAGCGCGACGGCGGCAGAATGGCGGGCGCGCGTCTCAGAGGCCGCCGGGATCGGTTGCCACGAAAGCGACTCCGGCTTTCACTGGCACAACAAAGGCGGCCCGAAATGGGGCCACATCGAAACGCAATATCGGGACCTGCCGGGGGGCAAATTGCGCCTTGAATTGCCGGTTGACCCGGGCGAGGCGGCGGCCCTGGTGGCGGACATCCGCGCGGCGGTAGAGGCCCGCACCGGCAAGGGGGAGTCGCGGTAATGGCCTATCTTGCACAATACACCGACTCGGACGGTCGCCCGGTTCTTCTGTATATCGGGCGCGGGTTCGCTTGCACCGCCGCCGAATTGCCGCGCGAAATTGCGACCGTTTGCCGGTCGCGCGGCAAGGCCGCCGGGCCGATTGACTTTCAATATGCGGACCCGGACTCGGGCTTGGATTGCGCCCGCGCCTATGCACAAGCGACCGGGCGCGCGCTCTACCGCCTGACCGGTGACGGGCGCGAACGTGTGACCCTTGCGCCGGGGGGCGCGGCATGACCGCCTGGGGGCTTGTTTGCGCCGTGGCGGCGCTCAATTCGGGAAGCCTTGGCGGCGTGATCTGTTGCGCGGGCGCGTTCTGCCTGGGGGCCGCTTTTCTCGATTGAGGCCGGGTCAATAATCGGTTGACATATTGGGGCGCTTGCCCCAATTATGGGCTATCAACCTTTGAGGAGTCGAATCAATGGCCGGGGAAATCTCAGCTAACACAACCTGGAAGCAAGCGGCGCGGGTCATATTGGCCGCGCTGGAATCAGGTACGCCGAAAGGCAAAGAATTAGCCCGGGCGGAATTGTTCCGAATGGCTGATGTTGCCGATTTTGCGCAAGATTTACAGGCCGAATTGCGGCGGCAAGCCAACTGAGACCGGGCGCGGGTTCGCCCGCGCCTTCCCCATGCCTTGACTGTCAACCGAAAGAGAAGGAATCACCATGCAAGTTGAGTTTTCCTTGGACCTCAAAAGCGGCAACGCCGCATTTGCGGACGATCCGCGCGGCGAAACCGTGCGACTTTTGCGCGCCGCCGCCGATAGGATCGAGTCCGGGTCCGACTGTGGCGCGCTGCACGATTACAACGGCAACGCCGCCGGGCACTTTTCCTTGACCATTGAAGGGGAGTCGGACGAATGAGCGCGCCCGCCTTTGTGACCGTTGACACCGCCGGGACGCCTTGCGCCCATGAAACCGCCGCCGGGGCAATCGAGACTCACGCGCGAGACATTGGCGGCAATTGGACCCTCTTCGGGGGCCGCCGGGACGAAGTGACTCCCGATCTGGAAACGCGCGGCGCGCATCTGTTTTTCTGGCACCGCGACGGCGAGTCCAGCCCGCTTGCCGCCGCCGTATTCGACAACCGGGCCGCCGGGCTTCCCCTGGCCGCCTATCTGAATCAGCACTTGCGCGGGCACCGGTTGAGCCTTGCTTACCTGGACGCCGCCCGGGCCGCATGGGAAGGCCGCGACGGGCCGCGAGTCGGGGATTACGTCCGGGAAACCGGCGGCGGGTTTTCCCGGTTCACAAACGACACCGGCACCGGACTCCAAGCGGGCGGCGGGCGCGGTTCTTTCCACATATCGCGCGGCGGGTTTGCCAGCTATTCGGGCGGCCTTTCCGCTTCAATCCCGCGCGACCGCTTGCACGGCACCGGGGAAACCATGAACGGGGAATTTTGGTTTTTCCTGGACGGTTTCGCGGGCGCGCATCGCGGAATCTCGGTTCAAATGCCTTGCCGGATTTATCAGGAGTCGGACGCATGAAACTAGACGCGCTTTTTCTAGATGCGCATCGGAGAGTCTGCATTGCCCGCCAGCGCCAAGACGGCGGCGACCTGTCTGAAACATGGGTTGGGCTTTGCTTTCCGTCCGAAATGAAGAAGGCGCGGGAATTTTTCCGCCCGTTGCATGGGGAGGAAACCAAGCGGACTCTGACTTGGTACTTATTCACGCCCGCCGGGCTTGCAGAGTACCAAAAGAGGTACAACGGAAAGCCCGACTATTTCGCAAAGGAGTCGGACGCATGAAAAGCCGTTGCCGCATCCGCAAGAACGACACGCCCGCCCGCTTTACGGGGAATCTCATGCGCTGGATTTGCGAGACCCCGGACGGGTGGATTTATTGCGACACGCGCGAATCCGCCCGGGAAGCCGCGCGGGATTACAACGCCGAAAAGGAGTCCCGACATGACTGACAAACCGTTTTCAATCCCGGAAATTTCCGTCTGGATGGACGAATCCGAATACATCAGGGCCGCCGATCTTATCGGCACGGCGGCGGACCTTTTTGGGGACGGCGGCGGCGGCGATCTCGGACTCAATCCTGAGTATGAGCGCGGGCAAGCTGAATTGATTTGCTATTTTCTGGGCTGGCCTTCGGATCACGTCCCGGAAATCGTGGCGGCGATCTACGCGACCGCCCGAGACAACGCCGCGCGCGTTCAATTGAAAGGGGAGTCCGAATGATGCGAATCCGCTTTTACAAAATCACCTTGCGCCATGACTCCGGGCGCGTGACAATCCAAACAACGGCAAGCCGCCTTGCGGCGGCGGTTCGCAAAGTCCTGGCGGCAGAGGGCGCGCCGTTTGGGGCAATCGTCAAAGTCGAAAAAGGGGAGTATTTGATTTGACAATACGCGCCAGCACCGGGACTGTTGACATTTTCGTTGATCGTTGCCAGCGCCCGGCTACCCGATACACCGCAAGAGTCGGACGCGAAACATTGACCCGAAAAGACGGCCACCCGCGCCGCTTCCAAACGCGCGCGGCGGCCTTGCGCGCCGCGCAAGCTGAGTTAGAAAAACGCTTGAAACTGGAAGATTGCGGCAAGTGACCGCGCCGCGCCCGGCGGCGAACGGGCGGAACGCATACCCGGGACTCTAAGGGCCGCCCGGCCTTGGATACCGGCGGCCCGCCCGCCCTGGAAACGCCCGGCCCTTGCGCCGGGCTTTTCGTTTGCCGGGGGCTATGGGTCGGGGGCGCGACCTGGGGCCGGGGCAGAACCGTCTAGGGGTGCAAAGGTAAGGACCGGCTAGGGGTGCAAAGTAAGGCACCCGCACACATGCACACGCGCACACATGCACACGCGCGCGGGCGCGCGCACCTGGGCGGGCGGGCACCTGGGCGGGCGGGCACACGCGCGGGCCTGGGCGCGCGGGCACACGGGCGCGCGGGCGGGCGGATGCGCGCGCACACGGGAGTCAATTTCCGGGCTGCCGTCGATCTCGTGCCGGGCTGCCGGGCTGCCGGTGATCTCGCGCCGGGCTGTCGGTGATCTTTCCGCTTTTGGTTGACATGCTAGGGCAATCGCCCCATATTCCGACTCGTGGCGCTGTTGCCACTAGCCCGACTCACATGCCGAGTCTCAACCGAAAGGTTACAACTCATGAAAACGCTAACAACGACTCCCGAATTGTCCGACTCCGTCGCGCAATTGGTCCAAGCCAATCCGGGATTGGCAATGTTTGCCGTCGCAATCGCCCTAATGTTTTTCGTCCGGTACATTTGAGGAGTCGCGGCAATGTTCTATCAAATGGAAATTCAAGAATCCGTAAATGAGGCAATCGAGTTTTACGACTCGTCAATGACGGCACAATTGCGCCGCTTGCGCCGCTTGCGCCGCTTGGCCTTGTCCGATTTGAACAACGGCCCGGTATATCTGGACTCGGACGGTTACGAGTGTTCATGTTTCGATACTGGCGCGAAACGATTCAATTTCGTTTCGGCATGCAAAACACTAAGCGATTTTGCGGATGAAATTTCCGATATTTCGATTGAAACGGAATATTGCGAGGAAACAGAAGAGTCCGTTTACGAAACGATTGACGGGACTCGCGAACAAATCGTCAAAAGCCTTTTCGGCCCATTGGCCGAATATTTGTGAGGAGTCGAACGAATGAAAATCGAAACTGTTGAATTCGAATTGCCGGGCTTTTGGCTGTCGCCTCTTTTCAATGGCGACGACTCCGGGCTGGATGATTCAGATATTGCCGCGATCCGGGCTTTTGAATCCGAAATGGTCCGGGAATATGGCTGTTGCCATGCAATCGACTATCGCGACGACTCGGGATTCAAATGGCGACACGACGCAAGCCGGTTTGGTGTTCTGGCGTGTAATTGTGAAACTGTCGTTTTTGACGTGACGAAACGGGAGTCCGGCAAATGAAACTTTACCGCGCTATTGCTCAACAGATTGAACGCTATTCGCGCAATCTCGACACCGCGCCACAATGGGCGGATGACGCGGAATCCCGAATTGATGAATTAGCCCGGGATTTTCTGCCGTCCGGGTCCGGTTTCGACTCGGGCTGCCGGATTGAATTGGACCAATCCCGAATTGATAAAATCGTTATCCGTTGCGATTTTCATCATATGAATGATGCGGGATATTATGACGGGTGGACGAGTCACCGGGCCGTTGTGACTCCGTCGCTGCAATCCTGTTTTGATTTGCGGATCACCGGGAAAGACAAAAGAGGAATCCGGGAATATATCGCGGATTGCATCCATAACGCTTTGAAACAGGAAATTGACCAGTGACATTCAAAACCGAATTTCCCGATTTTGACAACGGCGGCGCTTTTGAATGGATGCAATCCCGACTTGGTTGGCTTGGTTTCGTGGACTCGTCATGGCACAATGACACATGTCCGAGTCTGTCGTTTGAGTATGACGACTCCGAATTTGTCCGAGTGTTTATTGACTACCGCGACAAAAGCAAACGCGAATTTCCCGAGTCGGATTCGTTCATTGTTGTTTGGGGCGATGAGTCGCGCGGTTTTGAGTGTATCAGCGCAGCCGGGAAACTTGCGGTTTATCTGGCAATGTCATTAGGGCGCAATCGGGAATAGCGCCACCACGAAAACAGATTGAACGGAAAGCCCGGCAGATTGCCGGGCTTTTTGATTCCGGGCTGCCTCGTGCCGTGTGGGGCGCTGTCGGGCTGCCTCGTGCCGTGTGGGGCGCTGTCGGGCTGCCTCGTGCCGTGTGGCGCGCTGTCGGGAT